ATAATTATCTATGATTGTGCGGACTTCAGCACTGGTATTAATAGTATTAGATCTTACCTCTGCTGTTGTCCATACTTCTGTAGAATTATATGAATAATTATCTATGGCTTGTTGCACATTGACAGGGTTCATGATGCAAGTTTCAATTGTCATATATTGAGCCTCTGCTGTATCCGCAAAGATAGAAGAATCAAGTGATGATCTTCTGATCTTTGTGTTCGCCTGCAAAAGAGTAGCCAACAATAACATTATAATTAGAATTGTTTTCATACCTCACCCCCTTAATCCGTTAAATCAGTTGCAGTTATAGTGCCGTTGATAACTTCTATTCTGTAATAAGTCCCATTGGTAGTGTCTTTTAAGATAATACCTTTCCATGCTGCCGGACTGTCGTCATCGTTTTTACCCACATAATATGTATCATCAGCACCTGGTCTAAAATCGGTAGCGGTCACAATAGCTCTGTTGACAGTCTGCGTTCTAAACTCAATTCCCGCTCCTGCTGTCTGAGCATCCAAATATATATCCTCACCACCGTCCAAACCAACTACACCATTACCTGTAGTGTTTTTTAAATTCATTCCAACACCTGCGGAATTACCTGTTTCTAGTTGTAGCTTTTGCGTTGGGCTACTCGTGCCGATGCCAACATAGCCGGAATGATTAATTCTCATCGCTTCGAAATTATCGAGTAAAAAAGCGAGTTCTCCTTGATTTGCAGCTTCATATATTCCAACAATTCCCATATCTGCTGAACCAGCACGTAAATTTAAACCAGTAAATGATTGCGCAGTTGTATTTGAATTAACTAATCTTGATACTTCTTTGTAAGTTGTTAATGCTGTTGATTCATCATAAGCAGTTGCATCATTTTTCTCAACGTGAAGAGGTGTATATGGACTACTCGTGCCTATGCCTAATTTTCCAGTTGGAGTAAAAATAAAATCGCCATCTCCCAAACTTCCAACATCGAGCCGTATACACTCGTTTTCGCTTCCACCGATTACATTTTCATCAAGCCAAAAAGCACCTTTAACGGTTCCATTTTGTTTAAAATATTGATAACAGTCTGAATTACCTGTTGAATTTAAAGCAAAGTCCGGATTAGTTTGAGCAAGTTCTAAAAGTGTACCAGGGCTACTCGTGCCGATGCCAATCTTATCAGCAGAAGCATCCGCAAAGAATAAGTTTGCGTCTGTGTCGCCCTCAATTCTTGTGTTGTAGGATGCTCCAAGTTCATTAATAACTATACCTGAAGAACCAACCTCAAACACATTCTCGCCGGACACGCAACCTAACCTGACAGCAGGATCAGTGTTAAGTGTGTCAACACACATGTATCTTTGTCCATCATCTCCAACAATCCAGAAAGCTCTTTCCATATTGTCTGAGACTTCTATGGTTAAAGTTTGTGAACCTGTACAATTGCAAATGCTGTTTGTCCTTATGTCCCCGATGAATGTAGCTTCAATTGTATCCACTTCCATTGTACCTAAAGCCTGAACATATACTGCACCGTCTGAGTCTGTCGCTATACCTTTTAGAGTTCCATCCCCCGCATCAGTATCATACCCAAACATAGAACTGAAAGGATAATGTTTACTACTGCTCCAAGTAGGAGCAGCTTGAAGTGGTGAACTAAATATAACTTTTAAGATCCCGTCTGTGCCTACATTGAAAGCCTTAGGATCTGTATCACTCCACCCGAACCTCAACTGAGGCGGGTAGGATTTATCTGTGTCCCAACTTGGCAGATCAGCACTTGCTGCATAAATGCTACAGCCAATTAAAAATACTACTAATAATCTTTTCATTTTAAAATCTCCTTATGTTAATACTGCTAACGCAGCCCATCTACAAAAAACAACTCTATTGCCTGTAGTGGCTGTAACAGCCAAGTTACCTGACAATGTTATCTGAATACCTGAATCTACACTTGAAATGGTAAACCATTCAAAATCACCGCTATCATTCAATACCCCAACAACATCAGTAGCCAACATACCTGAAGTGTCCGCAAAAGCTAAAGTAGCATTACCTGCTGTTGTGGTCCCTGTTAAAGCATCGTCATATCTACTCACACACTGCCAACCTGGTGTGGCTGCTGCTGCCAGGTTTCTGTTGTATGTGATATGATATTTTTCAATCATATATTTTGTAGGCTTAGCTGTGTGGTCATATATGCCGGATAGTCTTAATTCTTTATTAGTGTTAATTACATTATCCATAGTTATAAAAGAATCATTATCTATACAATACACCTCATACTTTCCTGATTTGTAGTTATCAATAATACAATTCTGAATATGCCCATATACACCCTGGTGCTTATCACCGTCATGCGTGTGTATATGTATCGCATTTAACTGTGTTTCTGCTCCAATCGTTTGTTCTGAACTTCCAAGTCTACAATTAGTAATATAGAACATAGAATTAAGATAAGGTCTAACTTGTATACCATGCCCAGAATAACTGGCTTCGTTAGAATAATCAGAATCCACATTGTTGTTGTATACATGGCAGTTATCTATAACGGCTAAGTCAGTTTTTACAATAGATATCCCATTTCCTCTGTTCATTCTGCTACGGCAATTTCTGATAGTAATGTTTCTACCGCCATAAGCCCATATCCCCACATCGCAGTTGGCAATGTCGCATTGATCTACTACTACATTACGAGTTACAGAACCTGCTATAAAGGCTGTTTCGTTAATTTGCACGCCATGGAAAAAACCTGTATACCCTACGCCTGGAGTATTAGCTCTTATACTCACATTTCTCACGGTCTGCATTGCTATTTCTTCCGTGTCTGTTTCATCAGTTGTCTGAGAAAATACTTTGATTATAGCAAGAGGACCTGCTACCGCTTTAACTTTAGTATCAATGCAAATAACATTGTCCACTAACTGGTGATTGCCTGATATGTAAGCGTTGTCACTTTCATTTTGAGACACAGGTGCAGTAGTTAAATGCACTGTCTGGCCACACCCTTCTACCTCAACATTTCTTATAACTGTATTACCTGATCTAACACTTATAACTACTGACTCTTTATCGAGTGTGTCAAAATCATATGCTCTAATATTTTCTATTAAAACATTATAACTGAAATCAAAAACTGTACCTGCCCCAGAATAATCCTGCGACCCTTCATTGTGTATCAGGTTATAGAATATGTCTCTACCAATAGCCTCAATATTTCTAATTGTAATGTTATAAGATTTATTGGAATAAAAAATTGGATTGACATATTGACCACCTGCGTCCAAAAGTCCTTCAGCGTCAAAAGTAATATTCTCTACAATACAGTTTTTGGCTTCAACCCATCCAACAGGTATAGGAGCATCTACACCAGAATCAGTATAATGTCTGCCTATCTGAATTATCGAAAGAGCTGCACCCGCAGCAGCATTAGCACAATTAAAAAATAGCAACTGAATATTGCAAAGCTTGTTATCTCGAATCAAGAAAAAACCAGAGCCAACAGAAGTTATTTTCTTATTGAAATGTATAACACTGTCCGCACAATCTAAAGTCACCCCAGGGTATAAGTTCACTTGTTCATCTAGATAATAGGTACTTCTAAGAGTAGTAACTCTACTACCCTCATAAGAACAAGCAGTTTGAAAAGCAGTAGTATTAGCTAATATGGCTGCTGCACCTCCAACATTTGCAGGGTCGTTATAAGCACCGAACCACTCAACCCATATGTCATGCCCTTCTATTCCTGCAACAGTTCCACTGCCTGCAAATATCTGATAAGCTCCTGCATCAATATTGCCATTAATGGTAAGAGTCTTACCTGAAGCAATTGTAACTACTCCAGTAGGTGTGAATCTTAGACTTATATTACTAGGTACAGTTACATCCTCAGTAAGATTAATAGCTGTATCCATCAATAGTGTTCTGTCAAGAGCACCTATTGTTGTTATTGCAGTAGCCAAGTCTCCTCCAAAGGTAGATAATAAAGTTTCAGCACTGTAAGAGCTTGTTCCTGTTCCTGTAATATCAAGAGAAGAAGCCTCAAAAAGATCTCCTTGATTGATGTATTCGTTAAGCTTCACATATTTAGTTGTGCCTGAAACTACCACATTCCCACTTGCGTCTACTAAAGTGAAAGCAGATCCTGCTTGCTTCAGGCCATTCACATGTATGGCTACATTTCGTTTTGTAGCATCTATGTTAAAATCTACTGTAAATGTCTGCTTAACTAAGTCGGTGACAGTTTCTTCATAAGTGCTGGTGTACGCTTCTGAAGCATTTGCAGCCGCTTCTAGTTCGCCATATAAAGTAGTGGGGTCATCGGTACTTGTCAAAGGAGCTTTAAGACATCTGTCTAGCTCTTCTTTAAGTTGCTGAGCTATCATAATGCCTTTATCATGTTGTTTTTCAAGTACCTCAGGAAAAAACGCACCCTGGTTACTGAGATCTGTTTCTTGCACAATATCTAATTCCCTAATAATTGTGACAACATATGCAGAACTCGGAGCTGTGCCGAACGTGATGTATCCTGTGTAATCATCATTAATTGTTACAGTGTAATCAGTGACTTCAGTCTGCAAGGCCTCCGCGTCTGTCTGCACGTTCGTTAAATAAACCTGAAGATTTGCGGATTCAAAGATCTTGAAAGTAAAGTCAAAACGAGTGATTACACCGTCACAAGCTAACCGCGCTGTCTTGTTTACACTGCTTGCTACAGTCATAATTTAATTCCTCCTTGGTGCCGGTGCCAGAATATTGAATGCTGTACCCTCACCTTTTTTGTATTGTTCCATTCCTTTTTTGAATTTATGTACAAGCCTGCTGGCTGGTATTCCTGTGCCGTAAGATAACAATTCAAAGAAAGCCCACATGGCTTTTTCAAAAGAGTCATCATCTCCAAGATCTTTAGCAAAAGCAATCAAAGAGCCAAGGGCATTTCCTGCGAGATCCATACCTTCCATAATAGGGCTGTTAACTCCAAACCCCTTAGCAGCAGCAGAAGCCACATCTCTTACGATAGGTGTACCCGATACTGCATACAATAAAAGATCTACTATCATTTTAGGGTCTTTAATTAAATCTTCTGGATCTTCTCCGTGCAATAATCCAAACAATAAATGCATACCCAGCACAGGTGCCATTGTTTCTACCAGTAAGAATGTTAAGAAATCCCTATTGTTAATAGCTCCTCTGGCCCACCCGCTCCAGTGATATGACTGCCTGTTACCATACTTCATTGTAAATGAACTGAACATTGCAAACATTTGATATGCTCCATCTCCACTTATTTGCAGATTTGAAAGATCTATTTTTCTGTTCATGGGCTGAGTAGCAGATACTGCACTGTCTGCTTTTATAACTGCCTGCTTGTGCGTAAGCCCTTCAGATGTTGCTTTTTTGTAGGAGGCTCTCCATATAGGAAGTACAGTAAACATATCTGCAAACTTAATCAAAGCAAATAGCCAATCAGCTACATCTTTCTTATTAACACCTAAAAACTTGGCATCTCTGAAATCTATATTGGCCATTGTTTCATTAATAGACTTTGATAAATTTGTATCTCTGTTGCGTATTGTTGTGCTGTATTCAGTAGCTACTCTGAAAGTTTCACCCCTGTCAAAACAGCAAAAATAAAAAGCATCTAATAAGGCACTCATACCTTCTCTATTAGCCCAACCAAACACTGAGAATGGCTGCTTAAGCGCCACAGACACATTAGCACCTAATATGTAAGCAGTAGCCAAAGATCTTTGCTTGTTCATGAGTCTGCCTATTGCGGTCATTTTATTTGGCTGAGGTCTTGCCACAGAAGCTAGTATTGGCCTTACTTTACTTTTTAAAGCACTTCCAAAAGTTTTAGTCATGGCTTCTTTATACTGGCCATGATTCATTATTTTATATACTTCTCTGGCTGCACTACCAAAAGCGATATAACTTGTAGCAGTCTCAATATGCTCAGATAACACAGATAAACTTAAATAAACAGGTCGTCCTGCGCCCCCAAGTCTCCCCTTCATGTGCCCTGCTTTAACAGATACAACAGGAAACAAAGCGCCCGAAGCATTCATAATATCTTCTTTTTCTTTCCACTCACCTGCTATGTCCGAAAGTTTAGGATCATATTTTATAGGATAATATCCACCTTTTAATTTCTTACCACTAGGGAATATTATTTCTTTAGCCTTAACCTTGTCCTGGTAGTAGCCATTAATCTTGTAAAATTCTCTGTTTAATTCTGGCCATAAGCTGTTTACAGTGTCCCAGATGACCTGAATGTCATCTAAGTCTGAATCAGACAGGAAAGAGGTCAATTCAAAGGCTTCAGCTCTTGATATTTCATATCCTTGTATTGTTGTATCAAAGTTATAATCATTACCCATATTTAGAGCTATTGCAAGAGCTCTTTCAGGTGTCCAGTTAATCCCTTCATTTTGCATGAAATAAGGAACAGGAACTTTTGTCCTGAGAGTAGCAGGCATTGAACTTATTTTTTCCTGCAATCTTTTAAGAGGACCTTCAAGTTGTTTGGCTACTCTTTCTTTTAACTCCGCTTTTTTACTGTCAGCAGCAGACAATCTGTTCCAGATGTATCTGTGATTAGGTCCATCTGTTTTAAAGCCATCTGCTCTTTGAACAATGAACTGAAACATACTGAGATCTGCAAACCAGTCTCTTAATTGCCTAACAGTTTTACCCCATCTAGAGTTATCATCGACTTTAGCGATATCCCCTATTTTCTCCATAGGTTCTATGCAAGCCATAACTGCATCAATAAGTTTTGTTTCACCCTCTTCAATAGTGTTCTGCTTTTCACTTCTTCCCCTGTGGTATAAATGATCTATAAAATCTGTAAGGTTTTTAAATTCACCCACTGTAAGATCTTTATAGTTCACATACTCATCTGTAAAGAATCTGTCAGAAAAAGCAGCCCCTGTATCCAGAAGATCATCATCAGAACTTAAAAGATCTGTGAGATTTCTTTTTCTGTTTATTTTATCAGGTAAATATTTCTGAACACCATCAGGGACCAGGCCATATCTAGTAGCCAATTCTTTGATGCCTTGTAAGAACTCAAAAGACAAAGTCTTAGATGGATTAGCAGAAGCATATCTTTTAGCCTTGCTTAAGGCTTTGGCTTCTGTATTCTTTTTCATGTCCATAGACTTTTTGTAAAGCTCAAAGTTAAGCCTGGCCATTCTGTTCTGTCTTGCAGCCTCGAACCAGTCTTGCTTCATAATAGCTTTCTTTTCAAGCCTATTGGCTTTCTTCAAAGCGCCTAAATACTTATAGGAAGCTGTGGCATCTCTCATTGTCATATTAGCAATAAGTTTTTCTGCCTGATCTTTTATCTCTTTCATAGATACACGAGTGTCGGACCCTTTGTTATTACGCTGAATGTATTCAGCGGTCTTGCGTAAGATCTGCTCGTATGCTTTCTGCTCGTAAGCTACTGCCTCGGCTTTTGTTTCAGAATCAGATATAATTTGCTTCTGCTGTACGTATTCTTCAACATACTGCTTTTCAGTCTGCATGTCTAACAGTTGCACAACCATATCCATAGGGCTCTGAAAATTGTATGTATCTGCTGCCGCTTTTACAGATCTTCCATTTTTCTGCACAAGTTTTGGATCTTTACGCTTTAATTCATTAAGCCCTTCTTGACCTACTTCCATAAAAATTTCATTTTCGTCCAGCCCTTTGTTTTCCGTTAATGAAGTAGCCAATTTATATACAGGCTCTGAGTTTCTTTGTTGCTTTGCTTCCTCTGCCCATTCTTTTCTTTGCTTTTCTTGATTCTTGTTTCTGTCAGACTCTACATCAACTCTGGTCTGTAGTTTCATTTTCTTGATTAAAGAATCAATGTCCTGGGCATCTGCATTGGTTAAATTTAAAGCTTTGCGAACAGAAGGAGTTAATAGGCTCAAAGTATTATCTTCAATAGCTGCGTTCGCTTCCTGATCTGCATTGAGCATCCGGTTAAAGAATGTTTCCATTTCAGGAGTCATACCAGGAAGATCTTCATAGTCTTTAAATAAAAAAGTCATCCACTTTCTGAAATGCTCAAAGGCAGGTACTAAATTGCTGTTAGGAGCTTTACCCGTCCTGAGATACTGAAGCCAGCCATTTGCAAATTTTTCATGTTGCATTCGGTTTGGGAGTTTTCCAATTTCAGTACCCAAATAATTGCGGACAATCTCCCAGTCCTGGAGCATTTTAGTAGGTGCGTTTCCTGAATGGACTAACTCAGTTAATTCTAAAAGAAAAGCGTGGCCAAGTTCATGCAGAGCTGTTGAAAGGTTAGCTCTCTGGAAAAGGGATATAAAATACTGAGCTCTGTTTTTTGACATCTTTATAGATCCTCTAGGCTCCAGCCCCTGTGCTTTTTGAAACAGGGTTTGGCCTTCAAGAACTTTGTCTTTCATTTTATCAGTTATATTAACTGACCAGACTTCCTCACCTGTAGAAAGTTTGCTCACAGAGACTTTTGCTTTTTTGTCTAATTTTTTAAGGTAGTTGCCAACTATATTAGGGATCATTGTATTGTAAAAAGCTCTCATGCCATGCCCACCAACTTCAAGACCTTCTTCTTCTAGGGTTATGTAATCGCCTTCCTTAGTCAGCAACTTCTCAGCTGCTTCTCTGCCTACATAACCCTTCAGTTTTTCTTCTGATACATTACTCTTAACTCTTTGGTCTCCTGCTAGTGTAATATATGCAAATGCTTTACTACTTCTGTTGTAGCTTATACTTCTAACTTGTTTTCTTATATTATACATATCAGCATTAACTTCGCCAGGATTCCATGAAATATAATCATGCCCCGAATCAATAGCAAGTCTTAAAGCTCTTTTGAATACTAGTAAAGCCCAAGCATTTGAACTTTTGAAAGGGGCATCAGGCACCTCTTGCCTTTTCTGTATTCGTATTTCTGTTTTGAGGTCATCTATCTTGTATTTTAAATCTCTCAACAAAGCACCTACTGTGATAGATACTTCAGCCTCTCTGCGCTTAGGGCTAATTGGTTCTCTAAACATTTGTCTGCTTTCAGTATCGTAATACACTTCAGCATTAGGGTCTATCCCTTGCTCCCTTAGATACGCTTCCATTCTAGCTTCAGTTGCATTTGGCTTCCTCATAAGGCCATATTCAAGTCTTGTCATCTTTTTAAGTTCAGTACTTAACACTCTTTCTAATTCAGTACGATACTCAGCTTCGACTTTTTCCAACTGTTTAATTAAGTTTTTTATTTTTAGACCAAGTGGGCCTCCTATATACCCATAATCTCGCCCTTTCTGATGCCAATCAGACTGGATTTCTTCGATATGGAAAGTATCCTGCAAATCACTTTTCTGAATTAATAATTTTCTTTCTGTGCTCCTTAGATGCGCTAATACGTTTCGGACAGAACCCCAATGTTGCTGATGGTAAAAATCCCCTTTTATCCTAGGCGCGGTCAATAATTTTTCATTGTAGTTTTTATATTCTGGCGAAGGGTGTATGTAATCTTCGTGTTTACCGCTAGGGGCATTTTCTTCCCAAGCATCTGCCTCTTGTATGCTTTCTAAAGCAGCTTCATACAAATCATCGTAAAGATATTCAAACCACTCCTCCCTTCCCATATTTGTGTCTTCAAGTGATATAGCACCATCATTATTCGCATCATCAAATAATTGTGCTATCTCAACAGCAAAGACATAGGATTCACTTATCTTTTCTATAACCTCAGCATCAGTAAGAGTTTTCTCATATTGTTCATCCCATTCCTTATATTCCTCGGTATGTTTTATTTTATTCAACAAAGAAATAACATCCGCATCCTCGTCAATTATAAAGTGCTCCCATGCATCAGGCCCTGGACGCCCTGTCTTATCTACATATATATCTTCAAAAGCCTCTCGCACATCTTCTCGAGCTTGTTCTTCTTGATTTTCCCTAAACTCCTGCCTTCTTTCCTCTCTTTCCTCCTTGCTTAGTATGGATCCAACTTCACTCAACTGAACCCCACCAGCCTCAATAAAAGTCATGACATCAGCCTTTGCTACTTTCTCATTTCCTTGAAGCTCCAACCATTCAATAACACCTGTCCATTCCATCTCTTCTTGCTTGAGCCCTGGGATCTTTTTAATTCTGTTAGCCAGGTCTTTGGCGGGCATGGTTTTGAATTGAAGATCAGATACTGATTGTTCTAAAGCCGAGAAGTAGCCAAGGTCGTCTTGATAGTAGATATCTTCTTTCCCTGTATCAAACCTTTCGGATAAAGGTATAACATTACCTTCTGTATCGTATGTTACTGGATCAGCAGATTTAATATTATTAGAATCAAAAATATGATAATGAGTAGTGTCGTAATCTAAACCCATATTTGAAAAAGCGTTTTCAGCATTTTCTAATATAATGCTGTCATATCCTAATTCTTCAAATACTTTTCTTATTAGATCACTGCTTATCAAACCACCATCGTATTCATCTTGAATATAATTTAAATGCTCTGACTGCTTCATAACCGTCATCAACTCACCTGCGTTGATTTCATCTTCGTATACACTGTAGTCTAACGATTCGAGTATGTCTTGAACAGCTTCCTCTCCACCATACTCTTGACCTATCACTTCTCTTAATACTTCCACAATTCTCGGTTCTCGCATTGAAGTTTCTAAAGCAAACTGTCTGATTTCAGAAGCATAATCTCCCCTGTCGGAATCTTCTAACCCTTGCTCTTCTTTAACATCTTGCCAAGCTTCCTCTAAGTCGAGCCCTTCGATTCCATTATCAATATATTCATCACTGGTAAATACTGCTACACCCCTTCTGTCTTTGTTGGCCATTACAGTAACAGGCTTTTCCATTTTTAAACGGACATCAAGAACTTTGTCCTCTCCGCCATACAAATCTTTTTGAGCCATTAATTCTGCCAGCTCTCTGCTGTTTTCATCAATGACTTCTAAATCCTGGTCTATGTAATTACGCTCTTGAAGCTGTTCTTCTGTCAAGCCTGTCAATCTTGTTATATCATCTATATCAAACTGTTCACCTTCTAGATTATTAAGTAATTGTTCTGTCGCTTCTTCAACTCTTATTGCTAAGTCAGCACCTCCAATCGAGCCGTAGTTACTTTCAGCGTCTGTCTGATCCGATGTAAAGTAATTGGTCTTACCCAGAAATCCTTCAACATTTCCTTTTTTCTCAGGATCAAAAACTCTGAAATCGTGAGTAGTTCCGTGAAAAGCTTCTACATTATATCCTGCTTTGTTAGCTGCATCATCAACGAACTGCTGGGCTTTACTTGTGTCACCGCTCTCTACGGCTTCTAAGTATTCAGTATCTCTGCTTGCTTTCCCAGTATCCCGAACCTCATTAATCCGGTCTAAAGTGTTATAGGTCTGGAAGTATATATTGTTGCTCTGCGGATCAAAAGAAACATTCTTAGGATCAAATACATAAAGCATCTCATCTCTTTCACCTTTTTGTAAAACTACACCCTCATATCCTAATTCTTCTATCAGCTCTCTTTGGAAAACAAAATCGCCCTCATTACCCATTTCTTCTTTGAAAGAGTCTTCAAGATCTTCCGCACTCAAAAAAGTATATTCTGGATCTATTTCCTCTCTAAGAACAGCTTGCTTTCTTTCTTCCTGAAGTTCAGCTTTTTTCTTTTTCCAGGCTTTAGTGTTTTTTGCATCTTCATACTTTACACCTTCATCTAAGTTCAAGATTTTATTAGTATTTACAGAAACTCTTTGTACATAGTTGCCACCTTGTTCCCTTGCTTCAGCATCACTTCTGGCTAATACAACAGCTTTACCAAAACCAGTATCAAAAGGGGCAGGCTCTCTGAGGTTTAAATCTGTGCCACCATAAAAGTATGTATCTGCTTTTCCGTCTTGATAGTAAATATCTTCTGTTCCTGCTTGGAATAGTGTTTCGGACACCTTGTAAAAATCGCTTATCTTCCTGATAGCTTCAGAAGCGGATGTCGTATCAAAGGAAAGTTTTCTATCCCCGTCTTGTAAATCAACAGTAAGAACTCCCTCTTCAGAAAAAAGAATCATATCTTTTAAATTATCTAACTGGCTTCTGGTAGGTTTAGTTTCTAAATCCACTAATCCTGAACGAACATCTATACGCATAGCTCCCATTTTCTGAAAAGCCACCATAGCGTCTGTTCCGCTTATGCCTGATTTAAAAGGCAAGCTTATCTGCCTATGATCCATACTTCTTTTGCCTATAGGACCACCTTCTCGTTTTCCTGAAAAATCTAACAGCGTACCATCAGGAAGTATGTATCCTGCTTCCATTAAGTCTTCAGTGACACCCATAGTTTTTTTTGATAGTTCAAAAGGATTTTCTAAAGCTTCCTCATAAAACTCATTAACTAATTCTTCGGGAGCTATACCAGCTTCTAAATCTTCACTTATAACTTCAAGATTGCTTTCGTATATCTCTTCTTTTGTTCTTAGGTCTCCTGCCTGTTCTAAGTATTCTTCTACATACTCCATGTCGTCAAGACTCTTTACGTTTCTCATCTCATAAAGAGCGTTGTCACTAAAATAGCCAGTATCCCAAAGAACCTGTTTTATCTCAACAACTGTATTATGAAGAGCTATCTGCTCCGCTGTTTTTAGTTCTTTACCTTCAGATAATTCAGCATAACTGCTTATATCTAAGTATTTTTCAGTTTCAAGTTTGAGTCTTTCTATATCCGCTTTTCCGTCTTGATAGTAGATACCCTCATCAACTTCCACTAGTTCACCCGGCTGCAGCCCTTCTTTCTGGAAGGTTAAAACATATGGCTCTAAACCTTTTCTTTCGGCTTGAGTCATCTTTGATCTATTAGAAGTTTCCCTTGCTTCAAATTCGCCTTTGATACTTTCATATATTTCAAAAGGAGTCTTCAGGAAGTCTTTAAGATAATACTGATACATTCGATTATACCCATTTCTAGGATTATCAGCATCCTCTAAATACATAGCATGCGCATATGTGTCATTACGTAATCTCAATGTCGCATAATTTCGCATATCCTTTTTGACTCTAAACAATTCGTCCGATTTCTCGACGAGTGTTCTATGTTCTTCTTTTGTGATGAGGTTGCCATATGCAGTAGTATTATATTTATCTGCTAACATCTGTTTGTACTCGTTCCGTTCTCTTGCTTTCTCCAAAAGCTCTTTTCTTCTGACAAATATTTCATAGCCTAGTTGGTAATGCCTGTTTCTCATTAACTCTTTAAAACTCTGCATACTAAGATCAACACCTTTTTTGCTAACACTATATATCAAGTCTTTCATTTCTGTGTCGTGCTTAGGCATATATTTTTTTATAGCCTCTTCAAAATCGGATTTAAACTTTATATAGTTTTTCTCCAAGTCTTTCTCGTTAAGTCCGTCAACAATCTCAAACAGATTCTTAAAATATTCCTCATTGAAAAACATCCTTAAGCGAGGGATAACAGGTAGAAAACCCTGTATAACTTTTGTCAGTACGGCATTACCTGTGTCTGTACTACCACCAGGTGCAAAGCCTTCTCTAGTCTGAATAAGGTGTTGTATCTCGTGGACTAACACATCTTCAATTATATATCTTTTGTTTTTCAGGTTTTTAACATTAAGTACTATCTTCTTGTTAAACGGCGAACCAGACGGACTTATAACCTGTGCACCCCACGTCCCCGGTTCTTTGTTCACACTATGTTCAAATTCAACTTCTGTACCTTTTAACACAGGGTATTGGCTGAATAATGCTTTATGGTCAATCAGCTTTCCGAGAGTGGTGGAATTGCCTGACAAGAGAATTGTGCTCATGTGTTTATTAAACTCTTTCCTTTTTAGCTTCATCCCTTTATCAGATATTTCAAATCTCCACTTACCGTCTAAGCCTCTGAACCATCCTGTTTTTTTCCTTATTTCTTCAGGACTCTTGTTCTCATACTCCATCCGTTCAGCTATATCATGCTTCCCTAAGTCTGCTCTTTCCGCCATTATCCCACCGAACTGATAGAATACGGGCGTTTTATCTTCATAGCCAATAGGAGTAAGTCCATGCTGGTCAATCTCTTCCTGAGATAGTACAGTATCATATACAACAACATCTCCTCTTGTGGCTATGCGACCTTCAGGAGCTGTTTCTTTTATTTTGTATAAGAAATTAAGTGGTGAACCTTCCCTTACTCGCATTGACTTTGGAATGTCTGGTCTTTTAATTCTTTTCTCTGTTACCAGGATATCACTATCATCAATAAGACTTTCCAAGCCTTCTTTAGTGAAAGGAGCTTCCTTGTCACTCATCGGTTGGTTTTTACTATCAAAAGTAGTTCTCTGGATAAGGCTATTATCTTTAGCAGACTTAGTAAAAGTGTATTTTATAGAACCATCTTTTCTTTTATTAACAAGTTTTCCTGTGTCAAAAAATTCTTTGACCATTGAAGCTTTAGTATCACCAGGGAATCTGTTATGCTCTTGCCGTAACTTCGCTGTACGTTCAGCCTGAGATTGCTTTAAAGTTTTACCAGACTCTAACTGACCTGCTAAAACATCTCGTATCTCTTTATATGCTGCATCATAGACAGCATTTTTATCTTTTGACTTTTGTAATTCCATAGCATACTTGTTAACTATATTCGATATCTCACCCTTAGTTACAGATAACTTTTGAAAAACTTCTGTTGCCTGTTTAGCGAACTGAGCTAATCCTTTAGCAGTTTTAACATTTATTTTCCCTGCTCCCTTCTCCTCAATAAAACCAGCTTTAGCTGCAATAGTACCAAGCTGTTTATCTTTACTTAACCTGGTAACAATAGCATTACTTACTTCAGCTCTCTCATTAAACAGTGATCTGGTTGATACCATTTCTCCAAACAATCCCATTGTAGACTCTTCTATCTGTGGAGCAAACTGAACTTGTCTAATATATTCTCTTAACCATTTCTTTGATGGATTTTCTTTTCTTTTAACTGCACTTATAACTTCTTTCTGGTCTTCAATGTTTTCCAGATTAGCACCAATAAGAACAGCCAGATCCTCATCAAACTCACCTCTTTGGACTTCTAGTAAAACCTTCCTGGATAACCTGCTTAAAGCTATACCATCAGTTACAACTTTCTTTTCAGGTAACATTTCTGTAACTTCCTGAATAGTGTATTCGCTTTCTTTAATGAATATAGCTGCATCAATTGCTGAACCAGAACCAGTTCCTATGTTAAGCAAAGCACCTATTGCTCTAGCCTCTTTAGCTGACTTAGCATCTATAAAATTAACAGGCACATAAGGAAAGTTCTCTTCTCTTATTTTTTGCAACCTGTTATGACCATTGACAACATATATCTTATCGGTCTCTGGATCTTTCCAAACATCCAAAACACCAAGTAGCTTGACGTTAAACTTTTTACCTGAAAGTCCTTTTCCTGCTTTCTCTTTGCCAGTAACTTTAAACTGAAATCTTTCGGGATCATATATAATCTCTTTAGATTTTAGAACCGTTACACCTGGCATATCTTTTTTAATGTCTTTAACTTTCTTAACTTCTGTAACTGTCTTAGGTTTAAATACCTTTTCCTTTGGGACAGTTACCTTAGGAGCTTTTCTTTTCTGTACCCTTGCTGTGTTCAAAGGTAGCTGCACACCAGACTTCTGCCTTTTCTTAAATTCATCTCTTTTAATTCTTTCAATATTTATTCGTTCTAACGTTTCGCTTAGTTCTCTACCCTCAAAAGCCATTCTTCTACTGAAAGCTTCCCAAAGGTCAACAACGTGTTGAGCATCCTGCTCTGTATATCCTGAGTCAACCAATTCCTGTTTAACTCTTTTAATATTTTCCTGAAAATAATCTTCATCCTTAGTAGCCGTTTCATATTGTTCAATAACATTATTAAGCTCTTTTTGCATATCTTTGTTCTGAAGATCCTTAATATTCATAGCAGCTTCTGAAGCTCTTATCCAGGGTCTTACAATATCGAACTGTTCCTTATTAAGTTTTGCAAACAGCTTATTAAGTTTAAAAGGTATAAGCTTACCTTCTGCACTGTAATTACTTATGGTAGCATCATCCAGCTCCAGCTCTGCCAATAACTCAGGATTATCCTGGAACATTGTTTTAGCATCGTCAGGATCAATAAACACATCCTGTTCCATACCAAGCACACTTAAAGCTTCTGCAACTTTGTTAGGACTTCTCTGCTTTGTTGTTGAGTTCTCCAATGTTTCGTTTATGCCTTTAACTGCATCATTGAATTGCTGTGCTTTTCTGGCTTTAGTGAAAGTGTTATAAGTACTTACTCCACCAGCGGGTATGGTAAGCACTGTGTTACCAACAAAAACGTCTTTCATTGTCGTGCCTACTCTTCCGAAATTCTCAGCAGTGAACAATTCATTCTCTGAAAATTCTGTACCTTCTATTTTCTGTGATACCTCTTTGGAGATGTATTCACTTAATATATTGACAGCTTCCTGCATACCCTCTGTCACAGCGTCACCTGCCACACCGATAGCATAATCCTTAGCAACCTTCCCTAATGCTTCAATAACTACTTTATCCCTGAGAGCTTTCTTTGTTAGAGATCTGACAGTACCTTTAGCAATTACCTTACCGCCAACATTTTTAGCTATTAGCGATAAGAAACCTATCCCTGCTAACTCTAAGCTGGCATTGATAGCACCAACAGCATGAGCAGCTACTTTAATTATCTCAGGATCTATAGGTACACCGTTATCGTCTCTGATATCTGAAAGGTCTTTGGCTGCCATACCAGCTTCAACAAAGTAAGCATTTTTAGCCTGACTTCCTACAAAGCCTGTTAAAGCTCCATACCCAGCACCAGTAAGCGTACCTGCAACAGGTATCTGAGAACCTATTCCTGCACCTATAGCAGTAGATCCCGCAATTGCTCCTTTATGTTTCCATACAGCATCAAACATCTGACCGGCTATCTTAGAAGCTTCACCTAGAGCATAATCAGCAGTATCAGGACTAGCAGTTAAAGTAATCTCTTCTAGCCTGGCTTCCAGTTCTGCAATCTCATTTTCATCTATCTCTTGTCCCAGTAGTATCTTTTTGAAATAAAGATCTCCAAGTGTATTCTCTATCTGACCCTGCTCAAACTTTTCAGATATTGATGTACCAGCTTCCTTAAGTTCATCAAAGATACTTTTGTCTTTAGAGTCATTAGCCTTTAATGCTTTCCAGTCCGCTTCTACCTTGCTCAGATTATCAGCATCATCTCCTGATATCGCAGCATTCTCCGGCACAGAGTAGTAATCTATTAAAGCTGACTCTCTGCTTATCTTGTCCAGAGGATTGCCGTGCTTCAAAGATCTTATCTGATCTGGAGACAAATTCTTAAGTAGATTAACAGGAACTTCTGTACTCTTATGAAGTTCAAACATCTCAGCTTCTTTATCTGGATTAAGAAAGCTGCTCATATTGACAGCAGCTTCTGCATTTTTCCTTATCTGAAGATCTACATTTTCTATCACGTCTTTCATTCATTACCCCTAATATTTCTGTATCCTCTTTTAAAAGCATCGAATACAAATTTCTTTGTGTCCTTGCCCAGCCTCTTATACGCATCTATAACTTCGCTTAATCCACCTTTCTGTTCTTCCTTTTCTATTTTCTTGACATTCTCTTCAACCGTAGGATCTTTTTTAGTTACAGGTATCTTTGTTTCAGTAGGTTTAGGAGGCTCAACATATCCAGGATATGCTACCTTTTCTGCTTCCTTCTCCATCTGCTTAGTTATGCTTTGTCTATTGAGTCCTGAATAGTCCATGCCTGTCACATCTTTTATCATTCCTGACTTGTATACTTTCTGGATCATAGTCTCTGTCACTGGCTTCTTATTCGCTTTCAAGGCTTTTATAATATTGTTTCTGTCCTGCCTGGATATCTCCAGATCCACCTCAGCAAAAGGCACACCCTTCTCTGCCTGTTCCATAACAGTTTCCTTAAAGTTAAAGAAACCTTTAGGTTTAACTCTGGCTGGTAATGTCTCTTTAAGTATTACAGTAGCAGCATCGAACAGTTTTCTATCATCTATCCTTTCTGCATCATCAGGAAGGAGATCTGTAAGTGTCGTATAAAATCCAGGGTAGTCCTGCATCTCTGCTTTATTACCCATTATAGTTTTAAGAACCTCTTCTGCTTTGTTAAGTGATACGCCTTTAATCTTACCTTGGCCATCGAGAAAATTAGCACAGGATTCATACTGACTTCCGGTTAGGCCACCCTTCTTAGCCATCACTGTAAGCTGTGCTTTATTCTGAATAACACCTGCTCTGATAAGATCAAGTATGCCATCAGAAGCTACTGAATTAGCAAAAGTTTTCTTCTCAGGCGGAGGTTGATTTTTAGCAATAACATAATCTTCAACGTTCTCTCTTATTGTCCTATTCTTTATATCTCCAACTATTTTAAGCTGCTCAGCTAAAGTAGGAGATGCATCTATAGCATCCAGATATTCTGTCTGCTGTTTAACCAACACCTCATTATGATGTCTTTTCATGTCTATGTATCTGGCTTGGATCCTGTTCACAATATCATCTTCCAACTCACCTGAGTATTTCTTTCTGGCTTCTTCTAATGCTAAAGACTCACCATCTAACCCATGCTTGGATACCAGTATATCTGTAGCTTCCTGAGCTTCAACAGTTTTATCTTTACGTTCCAGATTTTCTTTTAATGCCTGTCTCTGCTTAGGATCTATCATATCTTTTTTCTTTTCAAAATAGTTCTTAGCCTGATCCAGCTGCTCTTCAGATATCAGCCTGTTAATCACATTAGTATATGTCTGAGTCCTGAAAGTATGCAACTTGTTTTCTTTTTCCTCTGCTGACATTCCCAGATCTGAAGCTATCTCTTTTATCTTCCACTCACCTCTGTTCATAGCTTCCTGGATAGAAGCTTCATTGTTGTATGCTACCTCTGCATCTCTGGCCGCATTTTTAATGAAAGCATCCGCTTCACTTATGGCATACGATTCAAACTCTCTTCGGGTATGAGTCATAACATTGTTAGTAGTAGCTTGTCTCTTAGGCTCATACATCTGATTGAACATCTCTTTCTGACGTGGATTCATATCCTTTGTGTACTTACCATAAGCAGATTCTAAATATCCATTTAATTCCTGAGGAAGTCCTGATGCATTTTTACCTTTTCGAGTGTAAACACCTTCCTGAGGATCATGCAAATAGCTATTGATATCAGCATTAATACTATTAAAAGCTTCAGTAGCTTTAGCCTTATCTTTCTGTATAGCGAATTTTCGCAATGCTTCCGCCACACTTCTCATCGACTGCCCTACTCCAGCTCCAAAAGCCTGAGCAGTAGCACCTGGTGTTTGACGTACAGAAGGAGCTGATGCAACATTAACTTGCTGAACTTGTTCTGGTACTCTTGGCATATTACCCCCTACCCAAATTTAAAGCCATGCAGCTTAGCAGCACCCAGTATTGATTTACCTGTTTCAAGAAGTCCTGAAGTATAAGCTTGGCTTCCCGCTTTCCTTGTCATGCTTGCTTGCTGTCTCAGATTATCCGCCTGAACTCCATAGCCCCACTGATTAAGCTCTTCATTGTAATCTAACCATAAAAGATTATCCGCTTCTTGAGTAGCCATATCAACTTCCCAGTCCGCTGGAGATCCTGAACCTAGAGCTACATTACCTGCTGCATAGTTAGTTCTTCCCTTAGCAACCTGTTTAGCTACCTGTTCCTGGAATCGTTTTCTTTCAATCTCAGCTTTAGTAGCTGACTGTTTTTTCTGCATATCAATGATAGCAGCATTGTTCTCAAGAACTGCTGCATTATAGTTAGCTGCCTGCCTCTGTGCCTGTGCTGTTTTATAGGATCCTATAGTATTGAACAGGGAGGAAAACTTATCTAAGTTACTAGTATCATTTGTTGCAACAATGCACATAATCAACCTCCTTGACTAAATATACTGGATGAAATGGCTTATGCTCGTGTCCATATTCAATAGGATCAAGGATTGTAAAACCTAATGCTTTCAACCAGGCTATGCTTGTTTTATTTCTCACATCTACAAAATTACCTAAGTTTTCATATCTGTCCAGAAAGTCCTTCACATATGACTTAGTTATCTTATAGAATGATTTCTTAATATCTTTTATCCCATCAGTCCCCAATAGCCAAGGGGAAAAGAAAGCTGAGTCTATATCTACCTGTGCAACACCGAACATAGCCACAGCATTGTTATTATGTCTTATGGTGTAACATTCTTTAGATCTATCAAAGGAAACAAGGACTGCTTCAAAAGCACATTTGTTTTCTGCAGCACGTACTTCTCGTACATCCTCTTCTCTGAGTTTAGCAGATATTTCATACACATCAGAAAGCTTGGCTTTATTCACATTAACCATCTCCTACCTCCAGGTTAGGCATTATTGCCAGTATGGTAGTGGGAACAGGGTCAGGAACTCTAAGATACATGCTTCCATCAAATCCATAAGAGGATTCAAAAGGTATGCTCTTAATTCCTGTGAACATTGCTGTTGGTGCATTATAAGCTTCATCGGTTTTGAACTTAACTACTGTCACCTTATTTTCTGAATTATCTCCAGTAGCATCGGATCTGCTTGCCCAGACATGAAGCTGTCTGGTATTCTCAAACCTGATAGATACATTAGGTATTATCTTTTTTCTGCCCTGCACAGTGCCTTGTGCTTGCATATCTATAGGAAGCATTTCGATATCACAGTTATATTTATAGCCTATATGGATCCTGGAAGCTCTCCTGTCTAAAGTTATACTTCCACTACTTACTGTCTTTTCACCTTTATAAGATCCGTCAGCCATTACACTGACAGACTCACCTTCTAAATGACTAAGTCCTGTTACAGTAGTCACTGCTTTTCTGACCTTACCGCCTGTTGCGTATGCAGTATAAGTAGAAGTATTAATATTACTGCTGTCATTTTGATCCTGAAGTGTGAAAGTATTAGTAGTGGCATTAGCAACCTTGAACCTGATACCATTTAACTCTGTCATTCCTTCCACTTCAAATATGTCCACATAATCTCCATCACTGAAACCATGTGATGCTGCCGTAACAACTCCAGGATTAGCCTGTGTTATATCTGTAATTGTAATAGGATTATCCAGTGTTGCTCCACTGTCCAGGAAGAAAGCATCTCTAATTTCTGTATTAGGTAATCTCTCTGTCAATTGTTCAAGATATCTTACTGTAGATCCGTTGATAGTTCTCTTGACCACAGCATAAACCTCATCAAGATTAGTTCCTGGAATAGAAGCTATACTTTCAAACTCACCATTAGGTGTTTCGTGCTGATGCCATGCCCAGACTTCATGCTCTCTCAAGTATGTGAAGCCTAGTAACTTACCGTCATCTCTTACACACCACACTATGGAATCAGGTTTTTCCTGGTAACACCAGTCCTCTACTGTACGATCCTTAAATAAATGGTTAGCCAATACCGATAAGTCATTGCCTGTGTAACCATCTGTTTCAAGAGCATAATACAGATCTCTCACAATCTGTTTACCTCTTTGCAGGAATATAACAGTATTGCCTATTGTAATAGGCACAACATCTGAACATCCTCTATAAGACTGGAGTAAGAATTGTACAGAAGTAGGTGTTAATGCTTCAGAGTTTCCTCCATTAGTCATCAGCCATTCTGCTCCTGTTGTCATTATTACTAATTTGTCTAAAGGTAGTATATGTTTTATTTCATCAACTTGTTTTGAAGCTATTGTAACCTGGATAGCATCAGTATCCTTAAGTGGTATTGAAGTACTCATATTCTTAAGTAATCCTGTCTGAGTAGTGAATACTGTTTGAGGGAGATTATTGGTTCTTGCCCATATTACCCTTTGCTGGAATATACCCACAGTACCAGGGCAATCATTAGAAGCATCAGCCCCGAAAGGATCATTGCTTGACTGGACTCCATCTGTAGGAGAACTGCCGATATAATCATCAATAAAACTATTAGTATCTGAATCACCTATCCACCCTGTCTTCCCGTTATATTTTTTATATACTCTATAATACTTAGCATTAGCCACTGCGTTCCATGTTAAACTTACTGTATCACCTGTTTGCCATGGCCTGTTGACCGTAACAGTCACAGCAGCACAAGGCAATGACTCTTCATTGTCCACAATAGCAGACACGGAATAATCACAATCAGCTGTGTGGGAAGCTACTAACACCTTGTTAACTGTCCCTGCTAGCCCAGTAGGAGCAGTAGCAACTGGAGCGAAAGTCAAAGATGTAAAGCTCCAAGCATCATGATCTGTTCTGGTCAATGATCTTGGCTTATACTTGGGATGTGCAAGATACATTGTATCTGCTGATTGTGTGAACTTAATCAACATAAAGTCATCAGCTTCAGCATACGGCGATGTTACTGAATATATCATGTTCAGAAAGCCATCTGCCTCAGCATCAGGATCAGTTCCTCCGGGTATCTTAACATAGAATGTGTTGAATCCTAGAGTATCATTATCTCCATACGCCCACTCAGATTCTGCTAAACTTCCAAGAGTCCCTTCAGTATAGCTTACCCCATCTGCATCAAACAGTCCATTTATTTCTAATACGCCAGGGTCTCCACCACCGTTGAGCTGGAGGTAGTATTCCCCTGCCACACCTGAAGCATCCCACTGGTATGTCCCTGCTTTAACTATCTCAGTCAACACATAACCACTGTCTTTAACTACTCTCATAAGAGCATCAGAGAACTCAAGAATGTATGCCTGAGTTACAGAAAACTCAAAAGGTATGAGCCTGCTTACACCTGGACACTTTCCTATAAATTTAAAACCTGGTCGAGTAGATACTCCACCATGTCTATGCACAAAGAAATTACTAAGGTATCTAGCACCTGTGTGGTATTTAGCCAGGTCAACCCTTCCGAACAAGGAAGGAGCCAACTCACCTGCTGCAAAAGAAGGCTGTATTAACTTAACTGGCATATTTAATCTCTCGCATCAACCAGGTCATAACCCAGTCTTAACTCAGTTCTATCTGTAGAAGTATCAGCTGCTCTGGCTTTAGCTACTTCAGCTTGATAGAATTGTTCCATTGTCACTTTAAGATCTTTCTTATTGGTCAATGGCATAGCCAGCATTGATGCCAGCTTATAACTGAAAGCTATGTAGAATATACTATTCTGCTTAGCTGTGTTTTCATTTTTAAAAATATACAATAACTTCACATTCGATTCGTTTGTATGCAGGTAGTCACCAATAATCTCATATGCTATTTCATTCTTTGTTATCGTTGACCAGTCTATAATCTCAGAGGCATCAGACTCATTGACTATGACAAGCTTAATCGGTAGCAATATATCAGAAGGTATGGAGTATACATAACTGTATTCAGTAGTTTCACCTGATACTTCAGCAAGCACATCAGAGAACTTAGTTGCAAAACTCCAGGTATAATCAGATAGGACAGCTTCAAGGACTGCATCAAAGAACAAGTTGCAGAACCTGGAAGAAGGATTTTTCTCCAGAAGGTTTTGAATTTTACTCTGCCCTAAATGAGCAAGAGCCATATTACACGCATCTATCTTAGTCTTAGCCATACAACCCCCTTCAGGAAAAGGAGGGAAATTAATCCCCCCTATCTTAACTTACTTTTTAAACTTAGGCTGTGCTGCCATTTGTGCTTCACATTTAGCAATCAGCTTTTCGTTCTGAGCCTTAAGCTCTGCTACCACTCTCTTGAGCTGGATAACTTCACTTTCGTTAGCTTCATTAACGGATTTCAATTCATCCTTTTCTTTCTTCCATTCTTCATAAAGCTTCATTGCTTTAGCTGGAAGGTTCTCAAAGAATTTGTACCCACTTACATGAACATCTTTCAGTACCATTGGCACAGGATATGAATATCCTCTCTGGAACATATGCCCGTTCTGGAAAGTGTCATTGATACAATGTGCTAATTCACCTTGATTTTTAACTGTTTTAATCGGCATCTATCCTCCTCACCATGCTGCGATAGCTACTCGTTCCCAGCCATCGGTAGTATAAATATATATATAATCTGCATCGAATTTCATTTCGCCCAATACTCCAACTTCTGTAGAGTCACCAGGTGTGGAAGCTGCTTCAATTCTGAAACAAGTGGCTTCTACTGTACCGGCTGCATCAAGTATGGAGGTAGCAGTAGGTGCATTAGTTCCTATACCTACATTATCTGTCCCTGCATTTACATAAAGTAAACTGGCTTCTGTGTCACCTTCAACTTTAAAGTCATAGTCTGCACCAGCTTCATTGAAAGCTACCGCACCAGCATCCTGAGATACTGCTCCACCGATTGTAATTGCATCAACTGTTGATGTCCCTTGAACTTCAAAAGCTGTCGCAGGTGTGGAAGTAGAGATACCGATTCTATCATTACCGGCATCTACATAGAATAAAGCTGTGTCTGTATCACCTTCGATCTTAAAGTCATAATCTCCACCTGCTTCATTGAAGTTAGAAGCAGAACCATCAACTGTAAAACCTTTCAGGAATTTGTAGGATGAAGCGGATACATGCACATTAGCTAATGATCTACCTGTGCTCTGAGTATACACAACACCATCAAGATCTATCTTAGTATCACCAAAATAGCTGGTAGTGTAATCTGCTGCCTCTACTGTAGTGAAATAGCTCGAGGAAGGATTAGAAGCGCCATAGTAAAACTCACCTTTAGTATAAAGAACATCACTCACAAGAGCTGTTCTGTCAGCTCTGTACCAAGATGCAGAAGCACCTGGCACAGAACAAACTAAAAGGACTAATATAAAAGTTACTAATAATTTATTCATTTTCAATCTCCTTATGATTGGTTAAGAGGAACATCAGCTCTAAGATGAGCAGAGATTTTTCCTGCTGTCGGTGAGCCAACTACTGTGTAGTAGACACCTAAATACTTTTTCATTCCAAAAGGAACTCTCTGGACTATCGGTCTGGCATTAAGTGTAAGATCTGCAACTGCAATAGCTCCAGAATCAATAAGCACTGTTCCTGTTCCTGCATCAATCTCATCTTTAGTAGCTGCTGTCATGAGCTGGATCTTAACTGACGTGCCACCGGAATAAGCTTCAGGGATCTGAACCTCAAAGAACAAACCTTTATAAGCATCACCTGCTTCAACCTGAGCAATACCATCACCTACTGCTGTAGCTAGTACTGCCTGAGATGCACTGAATTGTAATAGTTTATCAAACATTATTTCCCCCTTATGATACTGTGCTTTCTGTGTTCATAATTGAATCACATCTGCGTATTGGAATACCGTCAAACATTGTTACTCTTTTACCAGCAACATTTTCAAAGGTAAGATTAACATTAGACTTAGCAATGATCTGCTTTCTGAGGTAAGAAAGGATCTGTCTGTTGCAATAAAGAACAGGTCTTGATAAGCCAGTAGTAGGGATTCTTTCCTGAGCATCGATAAGCAAGTTAACTAAGTTAGCTGCTGAACCGCCTGCAAGGTCTGAATAGTCTATATTAGCTATTCTTACAACATATCTCCAGTCTCTGATTACAAGTCCATGATCCCATTTGTAATGGCTTCTATAGATTTCCATCTGGGAACCATCATCCATAACTTTAGTCTTTTGACCGAGATCTTTCATTTGCATACCTGCTTTAGATCCTTTCGGGAAAATACCAAAACAGTACTGAGGGCTCCAGTTGACAAGCCAGATAGAAGTATTATCTGATCCACTTCCCCCGCCGTCTATAACATTGAAATCTCTGTTTTCCTGGTCTGTAGATATACTATTATATCTTACTGTGAATCCATTAAACTTCTTAGGACTGGCAGCATAGTTAGCATAGATCATGTTATCACTGAAAGTGTTACTCATCCCTTCCATGAAGGCAAGATCTTCGGTGTACCTGAAACTCTTAGCGTTCCCACTAAGGTCTGCTAAAGCCATATCAACTTCAGCATAAGATTCCATCATAGCACAGTTGTCTGTGATGTCCTCTGTTTCACTCTTTTCAGCATTTACACCTTCATTGTAGGCTCTGTACTGACCAGCTGGTAAAGTAATTCTCTGAACACTCTTATGGCCTGTAGGAAGGTTACCTTCCATGAAAGGCATATCTTCTACCATAGGGTTCATCTTCTCTAACACTTCTGCTATATTTGCTATAGCTCCCTTTGAATCCATTCTCCTTGCTAATGTCGCAAGGGTAGGCCATTCATTACTTAAAATTGTTGACATATCGTCTCTCCTTTATGGTGTATTATTATACATAGTATTCAGAATGTCTGAATCACTAGAGACAGCACCTTCTTTAATTGAAGGCTCGGATAACAATGCTCCAGCTTTAGCCAGCATCCTAATAGTTCCTGGATGACTGCCTATCTTTTCAGCTTCATAAAGAGCAATAGTTTCCTCGTCCCCAAACTTGCTAAGGAAGTTCTTAGCATGAGCAAGGGATTCTTCAGAGTTTGGCATAGCCTTGATCTCCGCTTCCCACTTCTCAAGCTGTGCAGCTTCAGCAGCTTTGTAGGACTTCTGCATCTCCATCATACGTTCTGCATACATATCACCCAGCTTCTGGAAAGACTCCTGAGAAATGTTTTCTGTCTTAGCAAACTGTTTAAAACTTTCAAGTAGTTTAGTATCAACATCCATCTCCATACCTTCAGGAGCCTTGAACTCATAAGCTACTTCTTCAGTATCCGTCTGCTTTTCCTCAGTTTTCTCTTCTTCAGCTGGTTCTTCTGTTTTTTCCTCTTTCACTGGTTCTTCTGTTTTTTCCTCTTTCACTTCTGTATCTTTTTCAGGATACATCACATCAGCCGGATCTTGATTGTTAGTGTCCTGATCGGTGTTAGTCTGCTCAGGCATCACATCAACGTTTTGATCTTCCATCACTGTCCTCCGTTAGTTTTCTTTGGAGATTCTCCAGGTGAGATTCTCCTTTTATTAAATGTTCGGTTTCCATTTGTTTATAGCTTTCAGGATCTGCCTGAAGCAGCAAAGCTAATATCTCATGTCCCATATCCTGTTTACCTGCCAGGTAGAAAGTTTTAGAGGATCCTGTCATAATGGATCTATACACTCCACACCTTTCCAGGATATTGAACATTACTGATCTTCCTTGTTTTGTCTGCATTACTGTTTTAATGGCTTGCAGTTCATTGATCTGTTTAAGTACTAATTCTCTATCAATCATTGTTGAGGCCTATTCATTAGCATATCTAATGCTGAGTTATTACCAACGGGTGTTTCACTTAAAGTCTTTGCTCCATCTGCTACTGCAAGTGCAGCTTCAGCATTTGCCTGCTGTTCCTGCTGTAGCCTTCTCTGCTCCCTGATAGCTTGAACTTCCTCATCAGGTCTGAGCACACTGGCTGCAACACCTTGAGCATCAGCGTATTCATCCAGAGCTTCATCAGGATTAATCTTGTCCAGAACCTCAGGGAATACTGAAGATATGTTTCCGGCAAATCCGAGAAATCTTTCCATTCCGGTTATACCTACCATCTTCTGAGCTTGAGCAAGGATACTAATGTATTCTATCTTAAGATCTGCACCCTGCAATTCCACAGGTGCTTCAGGCAAGGCTCCCATTCTGTACATAATGTTATATGTTCTATCAATCAAAGGATTCAACAATTCACTATGGAGTCTATGGATAACTGTACCAAGCATCATAAGTTTCTCTTCATGTCTTTGTGCTACTTCAGTAGCTGTCATCTGATGATTAGGTGGAAGTCCTGCAAGCATCAGGAACAGATCATTATAATAGCCTTGACTGATTGACTGTCTCAGGTCTAAGATCTTAGCCTGGGCAGCATTTAAATCAAAGTTTACATTGTACAAAGGTTCAAGTCCGCCTGAACCATTCATATCGTTATAGAATGTTACTCCGCCAGGTATCAGATTAATCATACTTTTTCTTAATGAACTTGAAGCTTTTAATGGTGGGTCTATCACTTTATCTGTAGCTATCAAGTATTTCTTTACGAGTTTATACAATGTCTTTATATCTGGCAGCATATCCATTGACGGACTTGTGCTATATGTATCATTGGCCACAGGATTCCATCTACATCCCATAACCGGCATTTCTTCATATCCTGATATCTCTAAAAGCCCCAGGTTCTCTTTACCAATCTCATAATAAATAGATCTGAAAGGCCTGTTCAGTATTTCTTTTATCTTAATTCTGCTATCGTTCTTCTCAATGATATGTCCAATTCGAACAGCATCTTCAAGCTTACCAAGATCATAAGCTTTCACAACAGCTTCAGAACAATTCTCTTTACCAAACTGCTCCACTACCTGGCCTATTGTGCTGTTATACTTTCTGTAAAATCCTGTAACTCTTCCATGGTGATCAAGGATCAGCCTGAACTCTCCAGTAGTAAAAGTTCTGCATCTTATAATATCATTGAAGTCCTGCTGCACAGCCATTGATGCTGTTCCAAATCCTGCCAGCTCAATGTACAACTGATGCAAGCTGTTATAAAGATTACTCTTGCCAAAGACAGTGAGCATTCTTCTTGTGACTTCATCAACATATTTCTTTACAGTATACACATCATTCAGATCAGGATTACTAGGCTTAATTATGAACCAGGGTCTGGCTGGACTTGTCAGTCCTGATTGCATACCTGATGCAAGAACACCCAATGCTCTTGAAGGCACAGAGTCAAATATCTTCTGCTGCTTTTTGTCACCCCTGTTATATTCATAAGTCCCCTGATGATCTAGCCCTCGGCCATTCCAGGGAAGTACATTCTGTTTAACTTCCATGTAATGCTGCTCCCAGGTGGAAAACTGCTTATCCAGCTCGCTCCATCTGGCATCAATCTGCTTCTTTAGTTCTGCATTTGGCTTCATGTAATCCCCTAAAAAGAAAAAGCCTCAGAATAGCACAAATGATTGTACTTGTTCTGAGGCCTAGTTTCTTTTGCTTAAAAGTCTAAGTTACTCTCTATTTCTCTTTTCCTGGTTTACCCAGATCTCTATCTCTCTCAATTCCTTATCGTTACAAATCTTCAGGAATATACTTATAGTCCGCTTAGCGAACTTTATTAGCTCTACACTATAATCGCTCATTGGCCTAGCAATGTTTTAGTAGTTAAGGTAGCACCTGAAAGTAATCCAAGTCCACCTGTCCTATTTGTTCCACCCATGCCGATTAAAGCAGCTTGTCTCTTAGATCTATCCCTTGCTAAGGATACCCTAGAGTCCGCTTGCTTCATAGTCTCTGGCATTGTTGCCTGAGCCGGAGCATCAGGAGTTTTATTCTTACTGACTAGCGATTTTACAGCTACCGCACTTGTCAGTATTGCTGCTATTACCGGTGTGCACATAATTATACCCCCTACATCAAATATAGCTTACTATAACACAGATTGCAACTATAATACATCGTATTCATTATTCACATTGGTATGTGGTCTCAAGAATGAAAGCATCGGATCTCTAACATCTCTCTCCACTTCTGCTGCAAAAGTCAATGCTAATGCATCAGCTTCATCAGGTGACCAGCCTAATCTCTTCTTCAGATCCTGCTTACTTTCAAGCTTCAGCCTGCTCGACGAATCGAAAGAGTAAGTTACTGCTGTCAACTGTTGACAGAGTATATCATCATCAGGAAGTGTTCCACCCTGGATAAGCCACAGTTTCATTTTATCCCACATGTAAGCTTTCATGTTTACATAGTGATTAGGATCTGGAGCTTTGCCTCCAAACTGTATTTCAACTGGTGAATGGTGCAAACTTCTCATGTAATCAATTACGCCTTCTCCTCTCCCACCATCAATGAACACAGCATCGGACTTGAAATCCCTGGTATCGTGCATCACATAGTTAGCTAATGTTATATTATCAACTCTGTTATATCTTGCAGGTTTCCAGGTAGCTCGACCCTGCCTTCTGAAGATTACAGAAGAATCACTTCCGTACCTGGCAACATCCACACCTATGACCTTTGGAGCATAATCATATTCATGCAGCATCAAGTTCTTACCTCTGGCTGCGTTGACCATATCTATAGTGATTAAAGTATTATCACATGAAGCAGTGAAGTCACACTCCCACTCTTGCCTGAATGTAGCTTCATCAACATTAGGATCGTTCTGAATCTTTATGATATCCTCTCTGTTCAGCCAGGAGATGTTATCAACTGTATCCCAGATAGGATATATCCCTGCGAACCAATCAGGATCTTTAAGAGCTGCATTGTACTTATTGTAGAATTGGTTTTGACCTTTCGGTGTTCCGATGAACAGCACCCAGCCTTGCCTATCTGTAATCATTGGCCAGACTACCTTAGTCCACATATCAGGCTTCATGTCCGCTTCTTCATCAAGCACAACACCATCATAGTATCCACCCCTAATAGAGTCAGGATTGTCAGCTCCATACAATGTGACAGATGCTGAATTGTGCAGGAAGGTAACCTTGAGTTCAGACTCATTGACCTTGATGCCAGGGAAGTTCCTGGTGTAATACTTCAAGTAGTCCCATGCAATCATCTTCGCCTGATTACGCTGAGGAGCAATGTATCCATACTTAGGCAGCACCTTCTTGCTTCGGATTGCTGAATCAATCAAGGCATTGATAGCCAGTATGGTCTTACCGAATCTTCTGTGACATACAAGGATTGAAAACCTTTTAAGGTGATCGTGGATATACTGCTGATAGATGTTAGGCCTGTATCCCGTATCAACAGCTATTGTAGGCATGGGTCATTCTCTGGATCATATTTATCAGGAAGTTCAGGCACAGGATCAGTAGGCTGTCGAGTGATGCCTGTCATGACCTGGACAATTGTGTCAGCTGTGATCTTTCCTGAATGTTCAATCTTATCCAGATACATACCTAAATGCTTAGCTATACTATCCAGAGCTGCTTTCTTGTCGTAAAGCTTTACACTGACTTGACCTTTCTTCCAGGCTATCTCCTGGATACAAGCAGATGTGTCAGACCATTCATCTTCAGGCTTCACACTGAACACTGTTCTAAGTTTGCCTGTCTTCGGATCCTTCTCCTGGTAAACCTCTACATAATCCGAAATGTCCGAGAAGGCAAGCTTCATTAATTCTTTTAAAACATCGAGAGCATTGGCCTTAGCCTCTCTCTGCATACGCTTGGATATCCTTGCAATTGCTGCTTTAACTTTCTTATTCTTAAAGACCTTGCCGGTATTGCCAGGATCTCTATTGCCATAAGCAACTTCATGAGCTCTATACCTGTTCCTGTCTTTCAGGTATTCAGCCACAAACAATGCTTGCTGCTCAGTTAAATGCTTCACGTGTCCCCCTTGATGCGGAAAAGGCACAGCACTAAAGATGGTAGGAAAATGCTGCACCTGTCCACACTATCAATAATAACTTATCTATTCAGGATTTTCAACCTCTGTCTCTTCAGCAACTATCAAGTCTGATGCAGTATCCAGATGAGTCTTGACAACTGTGAGCAGTTCCTGAGAGATCTGTCTCCTGATGATATCTCTCTTATGAATTATCATTGTTTTCTTTGCCTTAAGATCTGCTTCAAGAACAAGACTGATATCCAGAGCAGCAAGTATCAAAGCTACCTGGTATCTTGTGTCAAGCTCTCCATCCTTAAATTTCTGAGCAATCTGTCCAATAGGTGAAGAGAGATCCAAGTTGTCCAATCTGCTTTCTTCGTTTTTAAGGCCTTTAAAATTAAGTATCTTAGCCATGAGTCGCCTCCATCGCTTCTTTGATAGCACGAGCAAAGCAACACACTTTGCACGTACATAGCTTGTTGTGTTTTTGTGTGAACTTTTTAATTAATTCTTCGATTCTGTCTCTCATTTGTTTCCTCCATTTTATGCCAGGGGATTCCTGGACTTGATTTCTTCAACTTCTATTTCTATCCTGGGAACCTCTGAGTAGTACTTCCCATGACCTACACCATACTCAACAACCTGGCTATCATCTACCCAGACCACACCTTTCATTGAATCCTTGACTGCTTTCGTATAATTATCCAGATCAGGCTTGGTGACAGGCATGATATCACCTTCAACTGCTGCTCTAGTTTTCTTCTTACTCCAGGATCTCGGTATAGATCTGTAGAACCTGATTGTCAATTTGATTGCACCTTCCAAAAGATATTCAGGTCTGTCCTGTTGCAGCAGGAGCAGAACAGCTTCCCTGAAGTTCTTTGTTTTCTCAGGAGTGTAAGTCATGACATGACCATTTTTCATCCTGACTGTTCTCGGTCTACCCTGAGAAACAGGTTCAAGATATAATATCCATTTCATAAAATCAACCCTGGGAACTGGACTAAGTGAGCCGAGGCGGAACACGTGTATCGACCTTCAGGGAAGATACTAAGTGTGTTACCCCCTTTAGGGGGTACACTTAGTACCAAAATGCCACTTAAAAGGCGACACCTGTGCAGACTATGGTGCAGTAGGTCTCTAGCACACTTTACGCAAATGCGTGCCACCTGGCATGCGATATTACGCAAAACGGACATCTGGCACAAGTGTGCACCTAGGTGCAGAGGGTGTGCGGTACAATTTACGCAAATGCGTGCCATCTGGCATTTGAGAGCATTTTTAGGATTCTTGTATACCTCCAGGGGTATTCTGCGTAATATGCTGATCGCTACTCCCTTTGGTGCAGTAGTTGTGCAGGTATGTTTTACGCAAATTCGTGCCATTTGGCATGTTTTGCGTGCCACATGTCCGGATACTATGGTTGAGGCATTTCTTATTTTCTCGAGGCTGAAAAAGGTCATAATACCCCCTTATCTTCTGCACAGAAAATAACATAATATATTGACATTAATTTGTCCCTGAGTTTATGATCTGGCACAAATTTACCTGTCTCGATAGCTGTCAATTCTTCGCAAGTAATCCCAGCTTTTTGAGCAGCTTCCTCTTTCGAGAAGCCGTTTATCTTTCTTGCTGTTTTATAGAAGTTCATACAACAAACTCCTTATGCTTACATTTCCAGCACATCTTTTCAGTCTCGTCAATGCAGAAGAATTGCCTGGTTTTGCAATTTGCACATTTATGAAGCTTCTGACCTGTATTAGGTGCTTTACCGGCCGGCAGGTTCCATTCTACTTTTTTATGTGTGTGATTTTTCATTTTTCCTCCAACAGTTTTTACATTTTCTTTTCATTCTTCTTTCTACAGCTCTTCGCCTGTCTCTTGTTTTTTCGATATGCTCCATAATATCTCCGTATTCCTCTTCAATGCATTTGCCCATGTGGTTACATTTATTGGGCAATTTATCTTTTACTTTTTTACAAAAATTAGAAAAATTATTTTCCATCACGCCACCCACAAAGCCAGTAAGAATAGGCTAAATAGCACCGTTAAAAATATTATGTTTCTTGTTTTGTTCATTTTTTCTCCTCATGTTTTCTGTTCCGTTCACATCCCACCTCCATTTTCAAACCCTAACAGGAGCCAAAACTATAGAAACTCCTGCGGCATCCTGGGGTCGTAGAATTAGCACTTTATGTTTCAGCTTTTTATCGGCACTGATTATCAGATCCATGCATTCTTCAGGATCCCAGACTCTTTTTATTTTCGATTCATAAAACATGTTGCCGTTAATGTTGATGAAGTTTTTTTGCTTTTCAACTTTTATTGATGTTCTTTTTTCAGCTTCTATATCTTCTTTAAGAAGTTCAGACCTATCATTGAACAATCTGGCATGAAAAGCATCAGGAAAAATTGATAAAAGAACTGATGCTCTTGGAGGACTAACTACCTCCTGTATAAAAGATAGAGGTATTCCATTTTTATCAACCAGGCTGTTTTCTTTTGGCCTTTTGCTATAAAAAATAGTAGAGTCTGGCAGTCCTCTTGTGTTGTACTGCCCGTCTCTAAGTTCTGTAGGGGCTGTAAGTCCTATCGAACCATCTTCCGACAAGGCACAAAGTATACCATTCTCAACATGAACTCTACTCATTATGCTTTTCTGGTTAATAGCATTTACTCTTTTTATGTATTTTAAAACTTCTTTTTTAATCATTGTTTTTCAGATCCTCTTTAAGATATATTAAGCATAAGTGCCTGATAGTAGCACCTAAAGTGAGTGTTTTGTCCTGTTTTTTGCGCTCTATATCTCTTATGTCTTTCAATAAAGACCAGGTTGTCTCTTTCACTTTAATCATTTTATTCATTGTCTTCTCCTTTTACATCAATCTTGCAGGGTAAATGATAGTAGCTGAAATAGTATTTATCTTCTTTTTTGTTAATGACGTAAAATTCATTTCGTATTACATCCTGACAATAATTAAAAGCCTGATTGCTCAGCTCCAGGATCTCTTTTGGACCAAAAAGCTTGCTTGAATTTTCGCTATACTTCACAGCCTCTGGCTTATGCGTAGTACAATATAATACCCCGTGGAAGCTCTCTTGAGCTAAGGCCTCCTTGAAGAGGTCTCTGAGTGCTTCCTGTTCTGTACCTATAGGCTCTTTGTCAAACACATCAATATATATCTCTTTAATTTTATTATTCATTATTCTTTCTCCTTTTTAATTGACTCTTTGTTTTTCAAACATGAGGTGCAATGCGTGATTAAGTGCCTCGATAATTCCTTCCTGTTCAATGATTTTTGTAGCCATTTCATTCTCATTTTGCCGGAAGGCTTCGAGTGAGGACTCCAAGCCCTGAATTAATTCGTCCCTTTCTTCTATTGCTATCTGCTGAGCTTTGACTTTGTCCTGTGAGTGCCTTAAAGTATTTACTAATCTGGTGTTTTCTTCTATATACCATGACACTAATTTAGCTTTCTTATCTAATTCAGCTTTAATTTCATCAAAAATGTTTGCTTTTTCAAAAAGCATTCTAGCATTATCATTGGCAGCTTTCAGTTCCCCTCGCAGGATCTTAATTGTTTTTTCCATTTCTTTTTTTGTAGCCATTATTTATCCTCCTAGTTCATCTTCCAAATTTAATTATTTTGGCTTTTAATACTTTTATTTCATCGTTCATTTGTTTACTCCCTTTTATTGTTTTCGCATTGGCATAATTAATGCCAATCTTTTATTTTTGGTTTCAACTTTAATAAGCAATGGTGCTAAAGTATTATTTTCATTATAATATATATCTATTATATCATCATCCTTTAAACCAGATAAGGCATCATATATATACTTTTGGTTAAAGTAATAGTTCTCATCACCAAACTTTATTTTTATTTGATTCTGAGCTGGATTATGCATTTCAAGCATAACAATAAAATCTTTTACTGTAATATTTAAATGACTTTTATTTTTTTTAACCGCTGATTCTGTAATTTCATTGCATTCTGGAAAGCAAACTTCATTTGTATCTAGTTCATATACTTTATTCATATTCCTATCATAATAGCCATTTTTTAAAGTTGTTGTTTCCTGATGCAACCTTTTACCATCAGTTGAACTTATATAACCGTTCTCAACTCTAGCGTAAAGTAATGATGGTTTATAGTGATTTTTATCTATAGCATTAACAATGAACTTATCTTTTTTACTTATTGTTGGTTGAAAGAAATTAAATAAATCAACAAACAAATTTTGTAAAGAAGAATCGTTTTCAATAATTACAGCGGAATTAATAATATCTGTATAAATCTCTTTTTTTGACTTCTTTTTTATACCCTTTGATAGTCTGTAAAGTTGTTCTTTTCTCATAATAGTACCACCTTTAAGTTTTTTTAATATACTTTAATAGTATGCAAATACTTGTCTTTCTGCTTTTCAGTTAAAATAATATTATAAATATACTTCGATTGGACTTGTTTTTTCTTTTCTCATAATAGTACCACCTTTAAGTTTTTTTAATATACTTTAATAGTATGCAAATACTTGTCTTTCTGCTTTTCAGTTAAAATAATATTATAAATATACTTCGATTGGACTTGTTTTAATTCGTATTCTGAACAAGCACAGACTGGGAAACTTTCCGGACACTCAACGATGACTTTTTTGTCATCTAAATAAAAACTAACTTTTGAATAACTTAATCCTAAACATTTCATAATTAACCACCTTATTTTTTTTTGATTAAAAAGCCCTGCAAGCTTTGAACCTGCAAGGCTGGAATACTAATCTTCTATTTTCCATTTTTGTATATAGTCGTATGCTTCTCTTTCCGAGATTTCTCGGAATTTTAAACTATCAAAGTAATAAGCATCTCCTTCTACATAGGAGATTATTGCATATTTTCTTCCCGGTAATTCTACTATATTCTTATAACTTCTTCCATCGAATTTACGCATCAAAGATACGCAAACGATTTCTATACTTCGTGAAAAAGCAGATCCGTTTGAAGTTGTATTATACTCAAACTTAGGTTCTGTTATCTTTTTGTAAATTTTGGGTATAAATTCTGGATTGGAGAAAGACCCTGAATTTGTTGAATGTTTTTGAAAAGAAAACAGACTATTTTCTGATATAATAGGTATATTAGTATTCCCTGCATATCCGATCATATCATCGCCTAAGGTATTGTATTTTAGATAATAAAATACCTTTCCTTCCGAATACCCAGAAAAGATTATAACTTCTCTCACATAATCACCTATTATATTACCAGAATTTTCCTCAAATTCTGCCGAATATACCCAATTTGTTACCAAACTTTCTGGTAAATTCCAGAAAGCGGTTGAATTGCTTAAAGGGTGCTGAACCATTGCTGGCTCAAGATTTTCAATAATCCAGTTTCTTACTTCTTCTAGATTTTTAAATTTTTTACTTTTCATGATTACACTCCCTTTTAATATTCTATATTTTGGCTATCAAGCTTTGCGAACAGAGCATGCGCTCTGTCCTGTATTTCCTGAAGCTTATCATCCCATACTATTTCCACGTCTACAACATCAGCATTTTCGATCATTTCTTTTGTTACTTGGTGTTTTTTCATAATTACACTCCTTCACTATGATCTAAGCAGTTTTTGAAACCTTCTAATTCATTCATTTGTTTTCTCCTTTTAAAATGTTTTCTATTATTTCAAGCTTTTCTTTTTTCTCTGCTCTTATATAGGAAGGTATGCTTTTGTCACTGAGTAAGTTTTCTAAATTGCCAGCAATAAGATTCAACTGACTTTTACTGAAATGTTTAAATTGGTTTTTCATGATGTACCACCTTTAATTTTGTTCGGTCATCTGACCTTCATACTTCTAAGTATACTCCTATCGTAATACATGTCAATAAAAATATTCCTTAGTATTGACCTCGTACCAAAAAACCACTTGCGTAAAATGACATATCTGCGTATTATTAATTTACGCAAAACTTATAGGAGGATAAAGTGGAAAAGAAATTCAAGCATGGAGACATCTCAGAAATGGCCAGAAAGTCAGGGATCTCACCACAATTAGTATGCGATATCTTATCAGGAAGGAGGAGATGTAAACTGAAGCACGCACAAAGATTGAACAAAGCTGCTTATGAACTAGGTTACCAGACCAGTTTGTTTGACTGGAACTGTCCAGAGTCTAGTGATAATCCGCTTTTCAAGAACTATCTGAAACAAAAAAAGACCTGATGAACAGGTCTAAAGGTAAAATAAATGAGTCATCTTAATAATACTATTAAGTGTCCTCATAATCAAGGGGGAACATTGAACAATGCTATAATAGCTGCTCAATCAGGATTATATGTTTTTCCATTGCAAGCAGGAAAAAAGATCCCGCACTACAAGTTCAGCTGGAGATCTCTCTCTTCTAATGATGTAGAACAGGTCAAGACTTGGGGTATGCAGTATCCAAATTGTTCCTGGGCATTAGACTGTGAGAAATCAGGACTAGCTGTGCTAGATGTTGACAACCACAAGGGTAAGCAGGGATCTATAGTACTGTCAGATCTGCAAACAGAGAACGAGAATCTGGAAGAAACTTTCACCGTCAAAACACCATCTGGTGGCTTTCATCATTACTTCAAGGGTCGCTTACCATCCAGGACAAACTTTAAAGAAGGTCTGGACATGAAAAGTATTGGCGGTTATGTGGTACTTTTCGATTGCGAATTTGAAAAAGGAAAGTATGAAATAATAAACAAGATACCATTTAGAGACATTCCTGCCTGGCTCGCAAAGATAGTAGGAACAGAAATGAAAAGAGATGAACAGTCTGATGTGTCTCTTGTAGAATGGGATCTTCCAGAAAACATCGAAAGGGCTATCGAGTATGTTAAACAGGCTGAGCCTGCTTATGAAGGGAACAGAGATAATGCAATATACAAAGTAGCTTGTTCTGTTAGAGATCTTGCAGTCAGTGAACTGCAATGCACGGAAATAATGCATAACTACTACGCTAAGAAGATAGAATCATACAGCTCCTGGGAAGGGAGCATAGAACTAAAAGTAAAGAACGCTTATAACTTTGCTAAGAAAAGACCAGGGTCTGCTACTCCAGAGGCAAAAGCTCAAGAAGCTTTCAAAGCTTTCACGCAAAACGTGTCTTGGATGCACGATGCTGGAGATATTGATCCACATAAAACACCAGCCAGAGAATGGCTTATTGGTTTCAGAGCATTAAAGAAATACCTATCAGTAATCATTGCACCAGGTGGAGTTGGAAAATCTACTTTGGCTTTCATGGATGCAATATCTTACGCAACAGGAAAAAACATTTCAGGAGAACACATCAGAAAACCTGGAAAGGTCTGGGTATACAATGCTGAGGATCCTCAAGAAGAAATAGATATGAGACTTGAAGCTGCATGTAAATACTACAATATCCCATTGTCAGAACTGAAAGGGAAATTATTTACCACTTCAGGCAGGGAATTGCCTCTCAGGTTGGTTAGATCTACTAAAGATGGACTCCAAGTCGATAAGGCTGTTTCAGAGTATTTGGTAACCATGATTAAGAATTATGGGATATCTCTTGTGTACATGGATCCGTTTGTCAGACTCCATGACTGCAACGAGAACGATAACTCTGCAATTGATAGAGTTGTATTTGAACTTACGGACATTGCAGACAAAGCACACTGTGGTATAGTTCTTGTCCATCACTCCAGAAAAAAGAATGGTGTTGGAGCTCCTGGAGACCAAGACACAGCAAGGGGAGCCAGCTCACTTATATCAGCTGCCAGGCTTTCACATACCTTATCCGTTATGTCAGAGAAGGAAGCCAAAGATTTTTCCATACCAAAAGAATATTCTAAGTGGTATGTAAGAATGGATGATGCAAAGCTGAACCTGGCTGCTCCTACAGACAGGACAAAATGGTATAAGCGTGAATCAGTATCTATCATTAACGGCGAATCCATAGGTATTCTTGAGCCAGTTGAACTTAAGAAAGAAGCTTCTGCAGAACTTCCTGACAAGGACAAAGATTTCCTGAACATATTAGTCCAGTTAAATCCTGGTAAGTATAGACTCAATGATATATACCCAGAGCTTCAAAACATGGGAGAGGATAGAAAGCTTTCCACAGTGAGAAAGCACGTGAACAGATTAATTAGCGAAGATCCGATTGATTACTATGGCGTACTTGTCAGTAACCAGGATGGATTTATCGCTCTTCAAAAAGGAGAATGAAATGATATATGAGGAGGGGAAATGAACAACGACAGATTTAAGTTTAAGGTTTTAGACACTACGACAAATAAATTTTTAGAGGAAACAGAAGCAGATTACTTTTATATAGATTTTGAAGGAAATTTATGTATTGAACACATTAGTTGCCATAATCCCATCAGATACGCTAATACGGATTACAAAGCAATACAATGCACAGGACTAAAAGATAAGAACGGTGATTTGATATACGAAGGGCATATAGTAAAAACAAAGTTATTCTGCGGTGATGGTTGTTCGACTAAATGGCTTATTAAAAATAGTAACACGGTGGAAGCGGTTAAAACTGGCATCCAAGGTTGTTTGTGCCGTTGGTATGGTAAAGGCGTATTTGAAGTTACTTACGAAATAATCGGCAACATATACGAAAACCCAGAGCTTCTGGAGGAAAAATGAAACGAATAACAAAAAAAGTGGAAACAACAATTGTAGTGTCAAGTGTTAATGGTTGTTCTCTACATTGTCCTTTTTTAGAAACTAGACTTAATTATTGTTTATTATGCAAACAAGACATAGAAGGGTATTATAAAAGGTGTAAAAAATGTATAGAGACATTTGGGGAGGTAAAATGACCAGAGCATTAGACGAGTTCCACCCAGAGGAGACACTAGTAATCGACGGAGATATCCTGTTTCACAAAGCAAGTTACCTATCATCAGATGTAATCGACTGGGAAGACGGTACAGAACCAGAGTTAATACAACATGAAGAACAAGCACTACAGATGATATATGAACTTGTTAACACAATAACAACCGAAGTACTATACAGACGTGACGATGATGTCAACTGTGTAATCTTTGCAGTGTCATGTCCATCTGGTAAGTACTTTAGACATGGCTTGTATCCAGACTACAAGTCAAACAGAAAAAACACCACTTTACCATACAAAAGTTTACTTGATACTCTTAAGGAAACTATGCATAACATTGGTAATAAAAACAGGATAAGGTACATAAGTGAATTGCTAGGTATACCAGTGTTTGTAATGTTTGTAAGACACTTGGAAGCTGATGATATCATGGGCATCTATGGTAGCTACGGTTCTGTTATTGCAACTATTGATAAAGACCTCAAGCAAGTTCCATGCCATTGTTACAACTGGTATAAAAGAACTTTTGAAAAACCATCGGAAGACGAAGCTGATTTCTTCTTTTACAAACAAATTTTGAAAGGTGACCCTACTGATGGTTTTGGTGGTTGTAAAGGTATTGGTGAAAAGCGTGCAGATAAGATACTTAGACCTTACTTTGGTAATCCGGTCGGTCTTTGGTCAGCGGTCGTGCAAACTTTTCTTGACAAAGACCATAGTACCAATGATGCAATAAGAAATGCTCGAATGGCATTTATATTAAGAAGTCAAGAAAATCTCGATGGTCAAGTGGTACTTTGGAATCCACCAGAATAGTTTACATAACTCATCCCCTGACTAACGAAGGGAAAACAAACACTTAAGTAATATCTAAGATGTATACTTAAGTATTCACTTTAGCATTACAACCCATCTATTAACTTAGGTGGGTTTTTTTATGTATAACACTTAGGAGGTTTATATGGAGTATACCATCAACAGTGACAAAGACGACTTAACTGTGAAGTCTTTATCAGGTAAAGCAGTTCTTTCTGTTTTAAATAAGATGATCGACTCAGATCGTATATCAAGAAAGATGACAGATAATGAACTAAGAGAAATGGCAGCACTACAGGATTTCAAAAGAAACTTTATTAAAGAGTTAAAGGGGTTATAATTTATGTGTTTATTTGGTAATCGTAAAGCACCCACCTATGAAATTCCTAAGCAACCTCCTTCTCCTGAACCAATCATACCCATGAAAGAGTCTGAAGTTGAGATGCCACTGTTAGGTGATGACTCAGCGGTAAACAAGAAAAAGAAAAAAGTTACCTCAAGAGCTAGTGGTGTTACTAAGTATACACCTAATGTTACTGGCTTAGGTATACCGAGGATATAACTATGGAAATGAACATAAAAGATTTTAAAGATGTACTAAATGGTTCACTAGAATCAAGGTATCAAACAATGAAAAGTACAAGGGACATGGTACTGGCACGTGCTCAAAAGATGTCAATGTATACCATACCCTCACTGTTTCCAAGCGATGTCAATACATCGGATGAAATGAAGTTACACACGACTTATCAGAGCTCAACTGCACGCTATGTTAATACCCTAGCAGGTAGTTTGTTGCTTACTTTGTTTCCTCCACAAGGACGATTCTTTGCACTCGATCCTGATGATGTAAACATTAAAGATATTCAAGAGATTAGAAAGAAGTTATTCAAAGAAGAAGACGCAGTCCACTCGTATTTTAGAAACCAGATGGCTAACTCAAGTCTATACGAAGCTTTACGGCAGCTCATCATTGGTGGTAATACGTGTCTTTACACTGAAGATGATGGGTCTACTAGTGTAATACCGCTTTGGCAGTACACTGTTAGTAGGGATTGTAGAGGCAATATCATCATGGCAGTCATTGAAGAAACAATGTCAGTACGTATGTTAGATCAAGAGACTAGAGACTTACTAACAACTGATGTATTCACTGGTGATAAGAAAACTCTGGAGACTGATTCAGTTAAGTTATACACTGGTATTGAGAGAGTCAACAAGGACAAAGTAAAGATTTGGCAAGAGATTAATGATATTGTAGTCACTGAAGAAACTATTGTGCTAGAAAGAGAATCTCCATACATTTTTCCTGTTTTAATACTGTTACCTAATGCATCATATGGTAGAGCATTTGCTGAGGACTACTACGGTGATGCCTATACAGTAGAGGAATTTTCTCGTGTTTTAAATAAGATTATTACTATATCTTCTATGACAGTAGGTCTGTGTAGAAATAGTAAGTTAGCTAGAGACTTAGCTGATAGTAAAAAGGATATACCATTCGAGACAGGTGAGTCAGATGATTTAGCTTTTATATCACCTAACAAGACTCAGGACATGAGAGCTTTACTTGAACATATAACTAATACTAAGAGAGAATTAGGTATGTCTTATGCTGACAAAATATCAATACAACGCTCTGGGGAGAGGGTAACTGCAGAAGAAATCAAGAGACTAGCGTTAGCTTTAGAAAACGCCTTAGGTGGTATCTACAGCAAACTATCCGCTACACTACAGCTACCTATGATTCATACTGTTTTCAGAATCATGCGTAAGAAAGGTTTAGTCACTGGTATAACTACAGTACTAGACAAAGCTGGAGTAAGTCTAAAGATTGTTGGCGGTTATGAGGTCTTAGGTAAAGGACACAATGCTGAAAGACTTATGACATTTGGATCATTCATAGCTAATAATCCTAAGTGGAACCAGAGACTTAAAGATGGTACATTTCTTGATGCTTTATCAAGAGCAATGCAGTTAGACGAAGGTGATTTACTTAAGTCTGACGAAGATATTCAACAAGAGATGCAGGCAGCTCAGGCAAATGAGGTTGCTGGAAATCTCGCACCAGTAATAGCTAAGGAGGCAATGCAAGATGGGAACACAGAGAGGCAGTAAAAAATCACTTACAGCTAAAGTACCTTTAGAAAAGAGACCTACTGTAATTACACAGCAGGGGGATTTCACAGTAACCAAGGCAGGACAGCCAGGAGCCGGAGTTATTGACACAACTAAACCAGTTAAAACTAAGAAGACTAATAAGAAAAAAGAAGCACCTAATAAACCTCAAGGAGACGCATAATGCCAGAACTTAACTTACAGATACCAACCAATGAACCTACAAAAGACACTACTGTAGATAAGCCATCAGATAACAATGATGATGTAAAGCTATTAGCAGGTAAATATAAAAGTGTAGAAGAACTTGAGAAAGGATATCAAGAGTTACAGAAGAAGCTGGGTTCTAACCAGAACACAGAAACTAATGGTGATGATCCAAATACACCACCAGAGGTAGACCCTAAGGATGTCAAAGACGCTGCAACTAGGGATGATGCAGAGCCATCCTCTATGAATGACGCTGTTACTAAAGCATCACTTGAGTTCCATGAGACAGGTGAAGTGTCTGAAGCAACTAGAGCATCATTACATAAACTTGGTGTTAACGATGAGGTTATTAATAGTTTTATAGAGACATCAAAAGTCAACCAACAGCAGAATAGAAAAGAAGTAGCTGAAGTAGTTGGTGGCGAAGAGAACTTTAAAACTATACTTAACTGGGCTGGGTCGAACTTAAGTCAGGAAGAAAAGGAAACTTACAATGAAATGCTCCAGTCTACTAACTTAGGTACAATCAAGAAAGCAGTTAAGGACTTACATACACAATACAATAAAGCTAACCCTAACCTCTTAAGAGGTGGCGGTGGTGGAAACGCAGCAGTCGTTAAGCCTTTCAATTCAAAAACTGAAGTACTTAATGCTATGCATGATAAAAGATACGGTGAAGATATGCACTACACCGAACACGTTAAGAACAGATTGAGTGTTACTAATAGGAAAGCTATTAGATAACTATAAGCAACTAGGTACTCATGGTTACCTTAGCCCGTCTTTGTCCTTCTACGGAATGACGATTGCACGGATACCTTTGTTTTAATCATACGTCCTTTAGCTAACAACTAAAACAAGGAGATACTAATGGGTATACAAGCAATTACTGATTTCTCTGCCATTAGACCAGGGGAATTAAATCAGAGCGGTGGAGACATGACAGAACTATTTCGTGATATGTTATTGTTCGAGCTCCTGTCCATCTACCATAAGAAACTAGTTACAAAAGGCATGTTCACTGAAAAGAACATTGCTTATGGTGAATCAGCCACATTCGACGCAATGGGTGAAGCAGACGCTGAACTCTTAGCTTCTGGCTATGAAATGACTGGAAGTGCAGTAAACTTCGCTAAGAAAAATATCTTAATTGATGGACTTAGAGTATCACATGGTATTCTCCATGATGTTGAGCAGTTCATCTTACATTATGATGTTAGACAGCCTCTTATTACGAAGCTTGCTAGAGCACTTGCTAGACAAAAAGATTACATTAACTTCCTTTCAATCCTTAAAGGTTCCGAAGCTTCTCACGTTCTTGACGATAGTGAAGCCGGTTCTGGTACTAAGATTGAAAGTGACAAGCTCATTCTTAACCCATCCGGCGGTGGAGCAGCAACAATGAACGAACTTGGTGCTTCTGTATATGAAGCTATTGGATTAGCATATGACGCTATGAACAAGCAGAACGTTCCTGGGGAAGACAGATACGTTGCACTTCCTTCAGAACAGTATCGTTCACTGCTTCAGTACGCTAAGAATGAAGTTGTATCCGTAATCGACAAAGATATTGATGGATCAGGTTCTATCTCTAAAGGTGTTATTAATATGCTTTTAGGTTTCAGAATTATCCAGTCAAACAATATCCCTCACACTGATGTTTCTGACACAAGCAAATGGTTGAACCATACTTACGATGCTTCTAAGACTGTAGGTATAGCTTGGCAGAAAGAGTGTATTGCAAACTTAGTTCGTAAAGGACTCGGTTTTGAAGTCGGTAGGCATATCTTAAGTCAGTCCGACATCATAGTTGCAAGAGAAATGTACGGAAGTGATTGGATTAATCCATCAGGTTGTGTACAGTTCGCTGGATCAACTTTATCTTATTCATAAGAAAACATAAGGGATACCTTCGGGTGTCCCTTTACTTTTATTGGAGGAGTCATGACAAAACTTGACATCATTAATGAGATGCTAGTGTGGACAGGTAGTCCTCCAGTATCAGACCTTACAACAAATTATAACTTAATATCCCCAGCTCTTATAGTACTAGAGTCAGTAATAGCAAGTGTCCAGCGTATGGACTTACGTCGTGCGTTTTACTCAAATCAGCGGTTTATACCAGACACCTCTGGTCACATAAACTTACCTGCAGATACTTACACAGTTAGACTTAATCTCATATGTTTATACAAAAACACAGAACTAGATAAGATGACTATTAAAGATGGTAAGCTATACGATATGGCAGAATTGACTGATGACTTTAGTGATTACGATGAACTTTATTTAGACTACAGCATACTTATGGACTTCGATGACATGTCCGAAGTAGTTAAAGAATATATTAAGATAGCTGCAATAGGTAACTATTTAGTACTCAAAGGTAAAGCGGTTCCTATCCAGTTCTCTGAAGCAAAACGATTGTCTGCTTTAAACAGGATACATGAGAATGAGATGGACAACGATCGTCCAGCGTTATCAGATAACCCAACATATCAGAGACTTGTTGATAGGAGACCTTTGTAATGCAAAAGTTAAACAAAATGATAGCAGGATTGTACAATGGTGTAACCGAACAAATTGCTGCACTTAAGCTTGACAACCAGTTACATAAACAAGAAAATATGATTGGTGATATAACCACAGGGCTCAGCAGGAGACCAGGTTGTAGACCATTGTACGACTATAATAATAGTAGCATAAACTTAACCCCTCCACAGGATATTCCTAAGCATCAATATGTATACACACAAGAAGTTGAACTTCAGGATAGCTCTGGAGTTACAGGTAAGTTTACTGTTTTAGTAGACTTCCAGGCTGGAGATTTACGTGTTTATAAACATGAAGATACAGACGCTTTGACACTGGTTCCTATGCACATGGTTACTGATGATTTGTTAGCTTTCACAGGCTCTTCTTACTTGTCAACAGCTAACACTAAAGCATCAGATATAAGCGTGTATACTTTAGGTAGTAGACTTATAGTTTCTAATAGGAACACTACTGTGGCTATGTCAACTACTCCTGTAGACTTACATCCACCAGCGCCTTACGCAGGCATAGTGTATGTTAAAAGACCAATAGCTGGGGCTAAATATAATGTTAAGCTTACACATGGTACAGATGATTATGTGTTTGAACATGTTGTTCCTCAGATATCAAACGGTACAGTAGCCGGTAGTGTTGCGCCAGTTGGTACAACAAGTGAAGCTAAGTTCACAGTTAATGTTAATAGAGATTTCTATGAAGGTAGTAGAGTATACATTGATGGTACAGGACACACAGGTGTTGACCAGAAGTATCACTTCATTAAAAGAGTTGAATGTACTCCTGCTAATATATTCTACATAGACTACGCAATAGGAACGCCTGCAGTAATAATGCCAGTTGTTAACTCTGGTGTTGAAATTAGAGATGATCATCCTAACCCGAGATCAGAAGACGTAGCAAGCTTCATTGCTGCTGCTATGGAACCCCAGTCCTACACTTGCACCGCAACAACAGGTACTGATATAATCAGCATAAACTCTGGTTTAAACAGTAGAGCTTTTGTTGTAGGCAGTACTGTAGAAATATCTGGATGTTCAACAGCAGCTGCTAATGGTAAACATGTTATAACCGAAGTAGAGGGTGGGGTTGCTCCTAATTGGTTCAAGATAGGTGTTACTATTACAGCAACAGATACTAGTGTAACTGTAACAACTGGGATACCTTCAACTATTGCAGATGTATATCATAAAGGTAATGTGGTAACTGTTACACCTGTGGATACTAATGCTAATCCTGCGGTAGTTAACTATGCTAGATTTGATGAGTTCAGTGGTTCTGATAGCTATGGTAACCAGGCATTGTCAGTATACAATGGTGTTGTTTCAAAGTTCAACGACTTACCACCGTATGATGTAGCTGATGGTTCTATTGTTAAGGTAACATCAGATGCTAAAGATGATACTGGTACTTATTACTTAAGATTTGATACACAAGATGGGCGATGGGAAGAAACCATAGAACCTTCTGATGCTACTGGTGCAGGAGATTCGGCATGGTTATCCGCTAGTACGATGCCATTAGTGTTTAATGTGTCAGCCATTGGTGCTGGTACTGCAACTTTCACACAAGAAACAAACCCTTGGGGTCACAGAATGGTTGGTGATTCCGAGTCTGTACCTGAGCCATCATTTGTGGGTAAAGGTATTTCAGATATGTTCTTCTATCAGAATAGACTAGGTTTTATCTCTGGTGAGAACTTCATACTATCTAGGACTGGAGATTACTTTAACTTCTTTGCTGAGACAGCGACAGACGTGCTTGATACAGACCCTATAGATATTGCATCAGGACAGAACAATGGTTCGTCCTTTATATCAACACATTTGATTGGTGCTAATGTATTTGCAATGTCAAGCAAAGGTTTGTTTAGATTAATCCATGGTGACTTAGGTTTAACCCCTACTAACTGTGGTATAGACTTCTTAAAACAGGTAGACACTGTAGCTAGTGTTAAGCCTCAGACGTTTAATGATACTATAGTATATATCTCTAAGATCGGTGGAGAATACGGTGTATATGAGTTGGTCATACAAAACAATGGTGGCGTTGCCAGCAACCAGCTTAATGCACATGTGCCACAATACATGACAGGGTTAAGTAATCCTATAGCTATAGATGATATAAGAATGACAACATTTGATAACTTAGATACATTGGTTTTCTGGTCGCCTGTTGAAAAGATATTTACTGTTTTTAAAGAGTTTAAAACTCCAGATAACCAGAGAGTACAGAATCAGTGGTGTAAATTTAGTTTACGCTTAAACTCTAGTTACTGTTTTAAACTTAATGATACTTTAGGTTTCATGGTTGATACTGTGCACGGCGTAGGCGTTGGTTACTTCTTATTAGATGTATTCCAACATGGTTATGTCAATGAACATTTATCACCAGATAAACCTATCCCAGTGTGTCTTGATGGCTCTATAATATTTGATGCCTCAAATAGCTCAATAGGTGAGGCTAATGGTTTGCTAACTGTACTTAGTAAGTATGAGGATATTATAACCTTAGCTTACACAGACGACGACCACTTACCTGTTGTGTTAGAGACTGATATAGTAAACAATACTAGCTATCACACGTTTATTCCTGATAATGGTTCCATCACATATAATGATTACTGTATTGGTGTTCTGTATGATTCAGAAGCTATACTAAGAAATATACTTTTAAAGACACCGCAGAACATAGGTGATGTTACCGCTGATCCTGCTATACGTTCTATAACTTTGTCACACTTCGGTGATGGTGAAGTTGAAGTTACTCTAGCAGATAAGTTCAGCACAGAGACGTTGAATGTTACTTTACTAGAAGACTACGGTGATTTGTATAGTAATTACTTTAGAAACCAGATAGTGGACTTACCACTACAAGGTAATCTAAGGTCAGCTGAGTTTAGACTAAAGTGTTCTTCAGGACTATTCCATAGTTTTGATACAATAGTTTTTAAATGTGAGATAGACGAGATTATTAATACTGTATAGCTAGGGTAACTCCCTAGCTCTACTTTAGGAGAGACAATGTTTACAATAGATATAAGCAATTGGGGTATTGGTTTAATACTAGACGAACTTAAATTGAGGAAATTCGCTATCAACTACGCTGAATCAATGGAATGTATAGATTTTTACCCTAAGTCTTATCCTGTTGAGGCATTGGCTTTATCTGCGTATAACTCAGATAACGCATATATGGTTGGTAGAGTTATTGATGATGCTCCAGAGGTTATAGGCGTATGGGGTTACTCTGAAAGAGGGGGCTTTATTTATCCTTGGTACATCCAAAATAGTATGGCTGATGTAAACCCAGTGTTTAAACTAAGAAAGATAAAAAAGATATTTACTGAGCTAAGTAGAAAAGGTACTTTGAAGAATTATATGTGGGCTAATAATTACAATGGTTTGAAACTGTTAGCTTACCTAGGTTGTGTCATAGGGCTAGGCCCTAAGATCAACGATAACCAGTACTTTGAGTTTACTTACGAGGGGGACATATGTGCTTAGACCCAGCTACACTACAGATCATAGCCACAGCTGCCTCTATGGGTGCTGAAGGTGCTAAAATAAAACAACAGAACGCTACTGTTAGAGCTCAGTTACGTGCTATCGAGCAGCGTGACACTCAGGCTGATATAGCCTACGACACTAGGCGTTCACAGTTAGAAGGACAGGAAGTAAACGCAATAAAGAATGAGATGCAAGCCAAGTTTGATCTGGCACGCACTAGTTTAAAGAATAAAGCTACAGTTGAGGCTGCTGGTGCAGGTGCTGGTATAAGCTCAGGCTCAAAGTCTTTGTTAGCTTCGGTTAATAGTATAGACGTTCAGACAGGTTTTGAACTAGGTAAAGTCGCCAGCGAGAAAGAGGCGTTCTTAGGTAAGCTTGAGGACACCAATGCAATAAACTGGTTAAACAGACGTAACCGTAATGTTGAAGCTATTAATGAAGCCAGTGTAGTTAAATCAAATCACGTTAGCCCAGTACTAGGTGCACTACAGGTTGGTACATCAGGGTTAATGACATATGCTAGCATGGGAGGGTAAATGCCTATAGATAGGAAGGTAAAACTAGAATCTCAATCGTATAATTTCGGTACGCCGAGTTCACCTTATGTTGAAGATGTTAGACTTGAGCCATCATCTGTGCAGGCGAATAAAGCTGCTATACTTAGACAAACACTAGGTTTAGTCGCTGAAGGTGCTAAAGCAATTGAAAGTATACACAACAATAAAGAGTTTAAGAACATAGAGAAAGCTAAAGCAGATTTCTTAAGTGGTGAATTTAAAGAACCTAAGATATTTAAGAAAGGTTATAAAGCAGCTTGGGATCAGCTTGAAGGACAAAGACAAGCAACTGATTATGGTTTAGCTATATCAGATGCACTAAGTAAATCAAACTACGGTTTGAACTTAGAGGACTTCCAACCAAACGCTGACTATGAGACTAAGAAAGAATTTATTGAGCAACATATTCAAAATACAATAGACAGTACACTAGCAGAGTTCAAAGAAACAGCAAGCGACCATAAGAAGATTGGGGCAGCTCAGATGCTTTCTAACCTTAGTGGTAGACTTAAGGAAGAAGCTATGGTTAGATTACATGGTCAGCACTTGGAGTACACCTTAAACTCCCTCACTGATAGAGTTAGTAAGATAGTTAATGTCTTAGGTGAGGGCGAGAACGCAATGCAAGCTATTGAGGCACAATGGGATAACGTTGGTGCCATGGTTACTTCTGCAGGTGGAAATAAAAAGACTTATATTAATTATATTGTTAACAGGTTACCTAATGAGTTACAACAGTTAGCTGAGACTAACAATACCGCTGCTATAGAAAAGTGGGTAGAAGCTGTAAACTCCAAAGGTAAAAACGGTTTATCATTAATGTCTGTCACAGATAAAAGTGGTAACCTACTTTACGCTGATACAATAGTAAGAGCATTTAGAAGTGCTGAAGCTGTTATGAAGAAGAACGAGGCTGAAGTAGAGCGTGCAGCAATGAAAAATGAACGTGACACTACTAACGAATTACTTAGAATATATGGGGATTCGGTAACCACTGGCTCAACTGATGCTGTAGTTGAGTTTCTTGAGGAGAACAGGGCATCCATAAGTGGAGCAACATATGTTACAGTAATGGAAAAACTTAATGCTGAGAAGAAAGGCGAAGACATTAAAGTTAAAATAGGTTCACCTGAGTATCTAAAATTGAAACAGCAAGTAGTTGACTTCCAGGCTAAAGGTTTCACATTTGAAGAAACAAAAGCTTTTATACAGCAGTTAACTAATTATGATAATGTACTCACTTCTGCACTAATGGGTTCTTCTTATCCAGCATCCTTTGGTTACCAACAGAGAGCTAAGGCTACTTTAGTTGTTGATGAAGAATATGGTGATGGCTTCAGTGAATTACTAGTGCATCTCAAAAATGCTGAGAATGGTGATCAGAAGTCAAGACTGCTTGGTGAACATCCTTTTGTTTCAATCTATAATAAAGCTTTAGGCACATTCATGTTAGCTAACGAATATGCAATTAACAACTATGCTAAACTATCTGAGAAAGAAAAACAGGATATCACTGATAAGTATATTGAGTTTAACAAAGGTCAGGTACGTGCGTATAATACAATTAAGCATAGTAGCGCCAGAGTTGAGGCTGCTGTTAAGAAACTTAACCTTAAGGCTAAACTAAATGACAAAGCATCTTCTGAGAATTTTGCTTCTTTAAACGCATTACGTAATCACATAGAAGACAAGATTGCAAGTGAAACAGATAAAGCTGCTAAAGAACATCTTAGGACACACCTAGAAGCGGTAGATAAAAACCTAAATGATTATAAAATGTTACATGAAGCATATCAAATGAAACTTAAGAAACCAACAGCACCACAAGGAGGAGACTATGGCTTTAGACCAAGCTTATAATGAGAATAACCAGAGTAAACCTCAAGGTGTTAATCCATATGCTAATATGTCTATCGAAGAACTAAACAGAGAGAACAACAGAATACTTAATAACATCAGTGGTATAGGTGATGCTGTTGGTATGGATATTGGCGTTGATAAGACAATGTGGCAACAATTTGGCGAGTTCACAGGAGCTATCGGTAAAGGCGCTGGTCAATCTGTAGCTGATGTTGCAGACACTGCATCGTGGATATCAAAAGGGACAATGAGAGCCTTTGGTGCTAAAGTTGATCCACATAGTTTTGACTTAACCTTTGAAAGACCTGATGACATGCTTGATGCTTTCGCATATGAAACAACAAGATTTCTAGTACCGTTTTTGACAGGTACTGCTCTAGTAAATAAACTTAGTAAACTACAAGCTTTAACTAAATTTAAAATGTTTAGCAAGTTAACACAGTTAGCTAAAGAACATAAGTTTTGGGGTAGAGTTATACAAGACGCAGGTGTAGGTGCTGTGGTTGATATGATTCAACCATCAACTGAAAACCTTGCAAACTTTATAAGAGATGCTGATGTGCCATTACTTGGTGCAGTTTCAGATTACTTAGCAGCTGATGAGGAAGATTCAGAGGCTACAGGTAGGCTTAAACAGGCAATGGTTGGTTCTGCTGTAGGTTTAACCTTTGATACCGTAATTGGTGGCTTAGGTAAATTACGTAAAGTAATAGGTTCAGTTGATAAACTTGAGAATACCAAAAAGATATTAGTTGAAGCAGGTGAAACCTTAGGAGAATCCTATGATGAAGCTATGACATCAAGAACAAAAGAAATACTTGATGAGATCAAGGCAGATACAGTAGCTCCAGAGGTTACACCTACTAAAGGTGTTGACCAGATAAGTGAAACTCCAGCACATCCATTGATAGATGTTGAGGATAATTTTACTGTTTTAGACAACCCTGAGACAGGAGCGTCCATTGGTTTACACAACAATGGCGTACCATACCAGTCACCAGATGTTGAAGACGCTAGATCAGTAATCTCAGTTGTCATGGAAAAGGCTAAGAAAATCTTAGGTGTTGAAACCTTAGAGGGTGTCTCAGATAAGAAGCTAATGTCTGCTTTTGCTGAGATCGCTGGCAATCAATTCAAGCATGCCGAAGGTGTTGCTGAGAAACATATTAAGTTCAAGAAATCTAAGGACTTAATGGATAGCCTCATGGGTAACTTCTTTAGAGCTAACGATATACATACTCCAGAAGATATGGCTACTTGGGTTAAAATGCATTACGCTAATGGTCCTGATGCACCACTAGTTGGGATGGTATCTGGACTAGACCTTAGTAAAAGTACTGTTGACGGTGGGACAATCGTTATAGGAAAAGGTGATACAGTTGATAGTATAATGAAACGTATTAAGAAGGAGAAGTATCTCAAAGGTAATACTAACATTGGTGCTTATGCTAAAATTAGAAGCGAAGTTAAAGGTCTAATAGCATCTGTAAAGAAATACCCAAATAAATCAGCTAGTATGATACTTTTAAATGGTAAAGGTATTACAGATGATGCTGTTTTGTCTAACGCATATCATGAGTTAGTACATGCGTTTGATGTAAACGAGGTTGGAGCAAGTAAGGTAATGTCTGCTTACAACACAGGGCATCATGTTAGATATAAGAGCACTATAGGTAAAGGTATACCAAAGAAAGGACAGGTGAGAACTGTTGAAATGGGTTTACTTTATGATGCTTTTAATAAACATAGAGTTGATAACGGTTTCAGTGCAGACTCAGGTGCTATTAACCTAGTTAAAACTACTGAATTGAAAGCTGGTGAAGCTGCAGATGTCTTTCATAAGACAGGCTCAGGTGGAGCCAGGTTCTTCTCACATGCTTTAGCTCCTATAGTTGCAAGCCCAATGTTATCACTAGCAGACTTTAATGAAGATGGTTTCATAGATACTGATGACCTGATATCATCTGCTGTTATCTTGTGTGCTACAGCATACATGGGTGGCAAATTTAAAGGCTACAGAGCAGCTAGGAAGAGCTTTAAGAAGCTTATGACTGAGAATACTATTGACTTCCTTAAAAGCACATTGAAAATGACAGAAGAATCTAAAAGAGCTTTACTTGAGCAGTACCCAGATTTACTTGAAGGTGTTGCCCCTGATAATGTTCTTAAGATGTTTGACAATGTTGAAGCAAGTATACAAAAGATAAACAAAATGATAGAAAACCCTGAAGACTTTAAGAAAGCTCAGGGATTGATAAATGACCTAATTAAGTCAACTAAAGAAACAACAGGTGCTGCCGATAATGTTGCTAAAGAATCTACAATACCAGACACAGCTACTCAAACAGCTGATGCTAAAGGTGTGCCAGAGTCTAATGTAACTGAAGCTCCAAAGGTGATTTCTAAAGAAGGTAGACCTAAGGTTACACTCGAAGTATCTAAGTATGAGTATAACAAGGTAGAACCTAAGTTCAGAGCTAAGTTGACTAAAAGAGATAAAGAAGGTACAGCAGAGTACATTAAGAAGTTCTTAGATAATGAAGCTATAACAGATGCTACTTGGTTAAGCAGACATAATTACGATAGTGATGAAGAGTTTGCTTTTGTTTTAGATGCACTTGGTACAGCGCTGTTTAAGGACAAAGAAAACTATGCAATACCAGAGCTACTTGATATGGGTAAAGACTTGTTGAATCACTTAGGTGATTCTGATGTCCCTAAGGCTGTCAGATCGTGGCGTAGGGATGCTGAACTTGCTCCTGTCAGATTAGCTGCTACAGCATACTATGTTAAAGCATTGAGTGAAGAACTAGACAGGACTGTATTGAACTACCGTACTATAGGCGCTCACAAAATGACAGACGAAGCTGTGACAGAGAACCTTACTCGTGTTATTGAAATGGCTACTGTTTTTGATAACTACATCAGGATGAAGTCAGCTTCAGCACGTACAACTAGGCTTATGCGTGATACTAATATATTACGTGGTATCTCTGGTGATGGTAACTCTACTATGGCATTAGCTAAGATTAAACAATTCTTTAAACTCAAAGGTGGGGACATTAGTAAAGAAGAAGTACTCCAGATAATGGAGAACATAGCTAAAACAGCTAAACACTCACCTGGTGGCACAGCTAAAGCTATACGAACTATAGTAAACAATGGTAGCTGGGAAGGAATGGTTAAGACTTGGACTGAAGTATTTGCTGCAAACTTATTTGCCGGTAAAGCTGTTATGAAGAATGTCCTTGGTACTTCTATTGGATATACTTGGAATGTTGGCGTTGAGTCACTCTCTTCACTATTCAAAGGTGATCTAGATAGAGTAGGATACCTTTTCCATAACTATGGTGACACTTGTGCAAGTGCTTGGGCTTACGCTAAGAAAGCATTTAAAACAGAGCTACCTAACTTCAGTATTGAGAACAACATGAGTGCTGCTTTCTCAGACGCTTTGTTACATACAGATAAAGATTATTATGCTAAATCAGTAACAGCAACAGCTATTAGTGAGAACTTTGGTGCTGCTGGAGAATCTCTAGTTAGAGCCGTAGGTGCTGGTAGGGTTGATATGTATGGTAAACTAATGCGAACTAGTTTAAATATACTCCTGGCTACAGATGAAATGGCTAAGGTAATGAACGCTAATGTAAGGATAAATGCTCTAGCCTATGACATGGCTGTAGCTGAACTTACAAAGAAAGGTGGGACACTAACTCCTGAGCTTCTTGAAGATGCTCTTATTAGAAACAAAAGCCTTATAGCTGAGAAACCTGATCTATGGAAACAGATACCAGAGGATTTCACAATGTCTGGTGACTTACCAGAGGAATCGGTAGCAAGGAAATTACAGAAGATATCTAATGAGGTACCTCTTGTTAAGATATTGTTTCCTGTTATAAAGCAACCAATCAATGCGCTTATGTTTGTTGCCAACAGAACTATAGGTCCTATGTCATTCTTCTTTGAAGAGGGCACAGGTAAAGCGATGACCCTATTAGCAGAAAAAGCACCAACAGAGCGCATGAGAGATTTCTTCAAAGGCACAGGTGGTATTAAGTTACCAACGGCTACTGTACAACATGCTACAGAATGGTATAAGCATTTACTTAAGACTGACCCACATCGAGCTCATGCAGAAATCATGATAGGTGCTTCAGTTATAGGTATGGGTGCTTATATGAAAAAGAATGGTCTTATCTATGGTAGACTACCATTAGAGAAACCTGAGTTACAGGAAGCAGGTATTATGCCTTATTCCATCTACGTTCCTGGCGAAGGTGCTATGAGTTTTGATGCAATGGACCCATTATCTGGATTCTTAGCATTGACAGCAGACACCATGGAAGCCCTTGAATTGATGGCTGAATCAGAATATGTAGATGAAGATGGTATGACAAGAGCTACCTCAATAGCTATGGCATCATTAGCACACGCTTTGACAGACAAAGCTGCTATGCAGGGTTTTATGAACTTAGCTAGTTGGCTTAAAGACCCTAGAAGACAGACGACTAGATTAGCTGGCCAAGTGTTAGCTGCATCTACTCCAGTTCCTTTCTTAGGTTCTACTCAGTTCATGCGTGAAGTTGATGTAGCTGTTAAAAGGTTATCAGGTAACACAGAAAGACCAGGTGTTGTTAATGAGTATGTTACTATTCTAGATCACATGTTTGCCGGAGCAAGGCAGGTTTCTGGTAACTTCACTAAAACTTATAGCTCAATAGAGAAACTTGACTTCTTAGGTGAACCTAGAGACTCATTCAACAAAATACCATTCGCACCAAACATTAGTAATCCTTTAATACAAGAACCAGATAAAGATAACATAAGCAATTACCTTAAGTGGTACGTTGCTAATGACAAGTATAACTTAGGTAGTCATTATTCTGACACTAGAAAAATAGATGGTAAACAACTAACTGCACAGCAGAGGCATGATTATCTCAAGATGACTGGAGATTCCTTTAAGGCTATGATGTCTAAAGTAGTTAAGAGTCAAGCATGGGATAAAGGTAGTAAGTCTCAGTATATCATGGGTTCCTTGAATAGAGGTTCTCGTGCTGAAATGTTTAGTAGTATAATGTCTATTGCTAAAGCTAAAGCTAAAGAACAGATGACACAGAAGTATGAAGATATAGCTAAATATAGAATACTAGTTGAACAAGCAAAACTAGAGCAAAGATAGCTAGAAACGTGTGGGTGGCTTCGGTCACCCATGCAACCTAAGGAGGAAACTTTGAATTATATTGAACTACATTTTATGAAAGGTAAATCTTTTTTGGATAAAATTATAGGACTTACAGGGTGGTCAACTCATGTGGCTATTAAGATAGGGAGTACATATTATGAAGCATATCCGTTTGTTGGCTGTAGAAAAATACAGTCATGTAATCACCCGTATAAAGGATGTGAAGTCAAAATTATTAAACTCGAGTGTAATACAGCTAATGTTAAAGCAATGTTGGATAGTTTTTGCAATGGTAGCTATGATTATGACTTCCTCGGTGCACTCACGTGTTGGACACCTTGGAGACGAGAGCATCCTGATAAATGGTTCTGCTCAGAGTTCGCTGCTTCTATCGCAAGATCAACTAAAGCTAGAGGATGTATTAAAAAAGAAGACCACGTATACTATCCTGAGAGACTCTTTAAAGCGCTTGAACACCATGGTTATACAAAAACATATGTATGTTAATAGGGAAAACTTCAAGCTTTTACTAGAACGAATAATGCTAGATGAAGGTCCAGGTGATATGATATACATTAATGGTGCACCACATCACACAGCATACAAAGATGGTGTAATCAACGGTGAACAGCGCTGGAGCATAGGCTACGGTACACCAGCCAGAGCATACTTTGAGGTTATATCTATAATGGAAGCTAAAAAGAGATGCATAAAATGGCTTAAGATTGCAATTGAGGATTTAGCTGTTTTAATTCCAGAGGAAAAGCTCAAGCTATTTCCATATGAAAAACAGCTAGCATTGATAAATATGTGTTATAACTTAGGTAGACCAAGGTTAGCCAAGTTCAAAGGTATGCTATCTGAGCTTAACAAAGATGAAGTTAACTGGGGTAAAGTAGCTATGTGTGCTAAGTGCTCTAACTGGTATGCACAGGTTAAAAACCGAGGTAAACGAATCGTTGAACAATTGAAGAAATAAGGAGGGACAATGAGTTATTACCCTGCTGTTTTAATCTATGAGGGTGACGGCAACCAAGTTGCTTTTGCTCACCCATCATATGACTCTGATAGGTCATCAATAAAGGCTACTGTAGATGGGGTTGTAACATCAGTTACTCCTTCAGGTGGTAATGCTGTTTTCGCTACAGCACCTGCTGATGGTTCAGAGGTCATAGTCTATAGAGAAACAACTAAAGAAACTAGAGACATTTTATTTACAAACACAAGTATACGCTTAGCAGAAACACTAAATATAGATAGTGACCAGACTTTTTACTTAGCACAGGAAGCACTAGCTTTCGCTAAGTCTCAGAACTTCAATGCTACGTTAGCTAATGATTACCTAGGGGTCAGTGGAGATGGACTAGCACTGGAGTATGACGCAAGTAACAATACATTAGAATTTACATTTGACATCAATGACTTTGATACAGATGATATCGGTGAGGGCTCAAGTAACCTTTACTTTACAACAGAGAGAGTAGACGATGCTGTAGCTAATCTTATTCAAGATGGCACTGGTATTAGCTGGAGTTATTCAGATGTTTCTAACGAATTAACACCTACTATATCACTTAGTCCTTTTGATACCGATGACTTGACCGAGGGTTCTAACTTGTATTATACTCAGGCTAGATTTGATTCAGCCTTTGGTGCTAAGGATACTGATGATTTAACTGAGGGTTCTAACTTGTATTACACCCAAGGTCGATTCGATACAGCCTTTGGTAACAAGGATACTGATGATTTAGCTGAGGGTGTAAGCCATTTGTTTTACACACAAACAAGGTTTAACGCATCATTCGCAGCTAAAGATACTGATGACTTGACTGAGGGTTCTAACTTGTATTACACTCAGGCTAGATTTGATTCAGCCTTTGGTGCTAAAGATACTGATGACTTGACCGAGGGTACTGTTAATCTGTACTACGACCAATCATTATTCAACGCATCACTAGGAAATGTAATAGACGATACCTCAACTGTAACTTTAGATTACACAGGTAATGTCTTAACAGCAGATGTTGTTGAAGGCTCAAGTGTCCAGAAAGTAAACATTAAGCATAATGATGTTAGCATTGGTGATGAAAAGAATTTGAATTTCAATGATAGTTCATCTGTAGTATTTACTGTCACTGATGATGGTGGTACTATGTCAGTAGAGGCTGATGCTAGTTCAATAAACACAATAGCTGTTGGACTTAATGGTGCTGTACATGAGACAGGCGACCAACTGTCTTTTGTTGATGATATAACCAATGGTATAATGTGGAACATAGATAAATCTGGTAATACTATATTAATAGGTTTAACACCAGTGACAGCCTATAGTGGTGACATTGATGGTGGAGCTTTGACTACAACAGTCTTTAGTGACCCAGCTATAGATGGTGGTGTGTTAAGCACTAACCCAGGATACATCGAAGTAATTGACGGTGGTTCATTATAATGGAGGAATACAATGGCAAATAAGATTACATTAAGAAAAGGACCTTTTGCTGACTTAGCTGCAGCGGTAATGGACTCGGGCGAACCGGCGTTCATAACGGATGAAGGAAACTTATTTATAAGTGATGGTTCTACTAAATATAAATTTCAGAATACTAACGCAATCACAGAAGGTAGGGTACTGTTTGGTGCCTCCGGTGGTGATGGCTTTGATGATGACTCAGCACTGTTCTGGGATGACAGTAACAAACGCTTAGGAATAGGCACAGCTAGTCCATCGTATAAACTAGACATCGA